CTCCCTGTTTGGGAGTAAGACAATTAACAATAACACTCTATTATACAAAAACTTACAAACAAAGAAAAAACAAAATGTTGAAACAGTATGTCAACAGCTGCCAATATTTTGAAGAACTAAGGATTAATAAGATTGATGATACCTTGTCTCCCTATTCCGGTAATCTTTCTATGGTAGATAATATGGCCATTGTCAGCAACCTCTTGCTTTATATCAAACCAGCCAAGAGTAGCGTATTTAGTATATGGCACCCACGTCTGATTAACTTTGTATTGCACACCAAGTTCCTTTAAACGGTTATTAAGTTCAATTGCCGATTTAAGTCCCAATTCTTTGGCAACTTCCGTACATGTATAGGTTTTATTTACATGAGTAAGAACAGCTACCTGCTTCTCTGCTTCAATGCGTGCTGACCGTTCTTGTTTCAATTTCGTGAGAGCCGCTATCATGGCATCAGGATTATTTAGGGCCTCTTCTATAAAGTCAGAGGTCGCAAAGATACCATGCTTACGTATTGAAGGTAATACCTCATCACACACCCAGTCTTGAAACTGTTCAGCATTAGGGAGGTTACTTCTCATTATAAGCCGATATACATCCTTTTCTGGAATATATACCATATTAGTACCACCAATTCCATTGCCATGTGGGTAAAACACCTTTTTGCCTGATTTGCAATGCCTTTGTATTGCATCAGCTGTATCAGAATAGCCCAATGCAGTCGCTACATCCTTTGCACAAAACAAAGGATCATTACTTTCGTTCATTACAATTCGGACTTCGCCAAATTGCTCATTTTTGAAAATCTGAATATCATTCATACAATTTTCGTAATGTGCCCCTTCACACATGGGAATATAAAAAAACAGTACCGAACGCTTGAGGATCTTTCGGCACTGTTTACATATTCCCAACTCTATGGAAATACTTAATATTTTCATGCGTTTCCTCAAACTGTATCGCCATTACAAAAATATAAATAATTTCAGAAATGTCAAATATACATTGAGAATAATCAAAAAAGGCCTATTTTATCTCATAAGATGAAAAACAGAACTAAAATCAAGTAATTAGTCAGAAAAATTACGGGGATTATAATTTTACCACATGAAAAATAGAACATTTTCACAACATCCAATACACCCTCGCCAATATCGCACAGAAAGCGCAATACGGAATGTCAGAATCGGCGATATCGATCAATGTAGATATAATACGGTCAAAGATTTCTTCTAAACGTTCCATAACATAACCAACAGAAGTCTACAAAAATCGGAATGGTACCGATCATCGACTTGTTCCAACAATATGTCCAGCTTATCGTTTTTCATTGTCAAGAACTGATTTTATCCGTTCTTCAGTAAAACCAAAACGGGCAGTAAACTTTTTGAAAGCGCCCATCCTGCCACCCGGAATAAGAGCATACATACTATTAATAGGAGTATCGCTCTTCAATGCTTTCTTAATTTCTTTATTTTTCATGAATTAACGTATTAAATGTTTGACCTTGTTTTTACAGCAATCACACTCACATAATAATGACTTTGCATATTCCCACGTCTTTTCAACAATATCATCACCGATATACTGTATTTCTTCACCGTACGGATCTATGCCGAGGGCCTGACATATATGGGTAGCCATGTGTCCACATTCGTGCCTCCATGATTTAGCAAACTCCTTTGGGGACGAAGTAAGGGCAATAACCATTACTGTTTCCCGGGTGCCGAAATTAGAGTAAGTAACTCCGGTATTCAGGTTGCCGGAGTTTATGTTATCGTACGCAGTACGGAGCATATTACCGTCGCAGCCGATAGAGTGCATATAATCCAATATTTCTTCCGTGTAATACGTATCTACTGCGTAATACACCATGCAGTTCCAGTCATATTTGGATAGTATAAACCGTTGCCTTATCATTTATCAAAGCATTTCGTCCCACTCTATAGGTATTCCAGCCGCAATCATTGTAACATACCATCTTCGCATAGTTGTTCCATCAGGTGCGTCAGGATCATCAATCGTGTCTTTTACATACAATGCTTGATACTGTTCGTTCGGAACAGATGATTTAAGAAAATCGGCTTTGCACATATTAGCTACATATACGTAGTCATAACCGATCTTATTTTTAAGAGTTACACCGTATTTAGTTAACAGTGCGTCCACCTCGTCCTTAGACATCGCAGGCAGTTTTTCTTTTTCTCCGTTCTGACCCTTCCATTCCATTAAAGAAACAGCAAATTCACACATTTTCTTGTTGAAATGCCATCCAAAATGCGAAAGATATACTTCCATTTCTTCCGGTCTTCTATCTCTTATATCCAGAGGTTCTCTTTTCATGACTTAATAAGGTTATAGGGAGCAGATAAACTACTCCCTAATTAAACATTAGCGATAGCGTGAATAGCGTCCGGTACCCCGTACACCGCGTCTTTCACCCATACCACCACGATTAGAATTACCACCTCGGCCATAACCACCGCGTTCACCCATGGTTTCTTCGTCAAAATAGCGATCGTCATCATATCTACGATCTTCATCCCAGCGTTCACCAATGCCCTCTCCCTCAGAAAGTTCTTCTATGCATTGCATGAGCTTACCACCGTAGCGAAGCATCTTTTCAGCGTAGTCGGACATTTTCTCGACCTTGCTTTCGGAAATTTCAATCATCATCATACTTATTGTTTTTTAGAATTGTTACTACTTGCAGCCTTCTCAGAGGACTTAAAGAAATCAGCCATCATAGCTTTCAATTCGCTAAGTTCTTGCCGAAGCGCTTTGTTCTCCGCTTCCTGCTTTTGTCTTTCTGCAAATTCTGGGTTAAGTACCTGGAGCATTTTATCACATGATTCCATCACAGACTTATGATGCTCGACACTTCCTAATATCTCAGAAGAACGATTTCGCATAGCCGCCACTTCCGCATTCATAGATTCTCTTGAACCGGATATTACCATATTACCTCCACCTGGAAAATTTGCATCAGCAATATCAGACATGGCAGGTATTTTTTGAAAGGTAACAGTCTGTTCACCTACCTTGATAGTTATATCAACCACCATCTTAGGAGGTTGTCCATAAGGAAGGGGTTGCTGCATAAACTCAGGAACAGGATTAGATACTCCGGAAACAGAGCCGACCTCTATATATGGAGTACCATCCCTATGCAAAATGAAAAACTCACTATTTACTCTTAGATTCTGAAAAGGCATAATCAATAAACTCTTTAAGGAGCGGGATTACTCCCGCCCATTGTTTTAAACTACTCCGGTAAGAATTTGCAATGTGTTGCTACCTGATTCGTAGTAGCACAGATAAATTCCGGTACCGGTAATATCCGAAGCAGTAACATCTGCGCCGGCAATCGTAGTCAGTGCTTGAGTAGCACCGTTGGTATCAAAAACTACCGGCAATGTACCGGTAGTACCGGAAGGGATCGGCTGTGCCAAACGGAACAGAATCAATCCACTAAATGGAGCAGAAAGGAACGGATGATTCCGAAAAGAGAAACGTACGTTGGTAGTACCTACGGTAACACCTGTACTTTCCAATCTTGGAATACCATTCTTATTTGCCATGATAAAAGGACTAATGAATGCCATATAATGCCTCCTTCCTTTTATCCCCAACCATTAAAATTGCCCCATGCTCCAATACCATTGTAAAGACCATACTGAGCTGCAACGCAAGACGGAATCCCTACAACCGGACTATAAGGCACCTTCGCTACTTCCGGCTGGTTACATTCGATTTTCGCAAGACGAGCACTCAAATCATTTAAAGCTGCACCAAGAGGAGCCGTTGCCTGTCCGACGATCTGAGAGGTCATGGCAGAACTCTTAAATGTGCTATTCTCCTCACGAAGTTTATCAATCTTGTTCTGCATTTCGCGCATTTCAGCCGCACGCTGGCCGGCAAGAATCTGTTGTGTGCTATCCTTGATGGAATTTTGCAGATCACAAGTCTGACGTTGAGTTTCATATGCAACAGAAGCAAAGCCTCTTTCCTGACCAGTCGCAACACCGTTAATGGCATTTTGCAATGTGTTCGTTTGCTGACAGATCGCCAGACGGTTTTCGCAGCAGCATGAAGCAATATGTTGAGCGATCTGACAGTTACCCTGCTGGATAGCATTGATAATCTGCATTGAGCTTTGACCAACCTGATTTCCTACCTGTTGCACCTGTGACATCACCCCATTGATAGCATTCTGAACCTGACCGATTGAACAGTTTAAATTAGTAGCCAGATTGTTGATTGCCTGTCCGTTCCCCTGAATTGCACTCATAAGTAACTCCCTTCCTGCATCGTTATTAATTAAGTTAGGGATACCGGCTCCAGCAAATCCGCCACCGTTTCCGCCATCTCCATTATTTCCCCAGCCATTGCGTCCAAACAATGGGAACAGGAAGAACAGGAAGATTATCCAAAGGAAAGAAGAGCCATCACCACCAAACATACCGCCACGATTATTCATTGCAAGCAACAAATTGGGGTCAAGACCGTTTTTCTGCAATAAGGGGGCAAGCATACCAAGCATACTGCCTCCTCCACCACTCCCGCTTTCCGGGAATACGTAAGTCTTTGTTTCACTCATATTTAATTATACAATTATAACACGGTCAATATTAACCGCATCACAAAGAACACGATAAATCCGTTGTACTTAAATTATATCGTTGTAAGCTCGTTGTAAACTGATTGTAGATTTGTTGTGACACTCCATTTACGGGTACGGATAGAAAAGTTATTCTTGAGTTTATTAACGCACTGCTGAGTTAGCCCGGTAAGGTATGATATTTCTCCTTCTGTTATTCCCCTTTCTGTGAGCACATTTACAAGTATTGATCGGGCATCAACACAGACCTCTTTGTTACTATGAAACATTGAATATTCGTCTATTCCTGTTGTCTGACAGACTACCGCTACTACCTTCTGATACATATCAACAATTTTCATGCTAAAGAACATATTAGATTATAAAACAAAACATCGAAGGCACTGTTATTTAACTTTGAAAGCCTCCTAACAGTGTTCCGACGATGTTTGCCCGTTTCTGATTGGTAGTCGTATGACGGGTAGTGAGGCTTTCTTTTACTTCTTTGCCTCTAAAGAATGCGTTTGTTAATGGTGTTTCCTATGCCGGCCTTCTACCACCGGCAAATCAGAATATTATTTCATATTATCCTCCTTTCCTTTTAATGCAGATATACAATAAAATAATAGCGATACATATCAAGCCGCCAAATGCCCATCCGCCAAGTTCTATCTTTGCCTTCTGCCATCTGGTCAACGCCTTTTCAACCGGATAAGGTATCTGAACACTGTCCGTCTTAATCACAGTATCAATTCGATTAAGATATAAATACTTATATAGATACCGATCCTTGTATGTGTACACTGTATCACCCCTGTCTATTACATAAATGCTGTCACGGCGGTACACGCTGTCAATACGGATACTGTCACGGGTCTTATACTCGGTCTTAATGGTTTCAACCGGCACGTATTGAGTAGTCCTACATCCAGTGAAACACATTGCCGACATTAGCAAAACGACAAATATCAACCGCTTCATAACACCCCCTCTTGTGGGACCGTCCACTCCGGACCGCTCAATATACTCCTTAGCTCGGACGAATCATGCCGGTACAAGGTCATAGCATCTTCTTCTCGCAAGACGGGATCGATATAATCTTCATGCAGGATAACTTTCAACCCGTCAACTGATCTTCTTGCTTGCGCCGGGACCACAACACCGTGATTCAGGCACCATTCTACTGTTACAATTACGTATTTCATAACTTTCTTATTAACTTTAAGGGAATATTTGTTTGTTCTCCGGAAAGCTCTTTGTGACATTCTTATCGTAGAGGACTTCTATCTCAATAGGCTTGTCAATTGCGATTTGAGCCATTATTCCTAAATTATAAATCCCATCACTCAATGAAATTGCCGGTATATCGTAAACTCCATCTTTAGATATAGGATAAGTCCAAGGGTCTTTAGTTGAATCAATCATCATTCCCATTAATCCAACTGCCCAATTACCTTCACCAACGCTATACTGATTAAGTCCTGTGACTTTTATTTTGTAAAACGGTACTTCAATAGGATCTCCGGTATCTGCTTCGGGATTCATAGCTACCGCAATAGCACCATTAAAGGTTTCAGTTGTGCTATCTACAACAATTTTATTTGTTGTAACTTTACCAGTAGCAAATTCTGGATAATCAACCGCTTTATAGGCGAAATTATCAAAGTTCAATGCGAACACTGGATTTGGAGTGCCATATTCCATGACGTTGATTTCTTTCTGAATTTCTTTAGCGGTCAGAACGTCTTGATATATAGCAATATCATATAGAGCCATAGAAAAAAACTCCTTAGCTGTAAACGATTCTGTATAAGAGCTACTTATATAAAGTGAGTCATTAGCTTGTTTAGGCGTATTATGACATAATGCAAGATAATCGCCATAATTAGAACCAAACATAGTAGTACCTCTATTTTCTATGGTAGAAGAATAACCTAAAAAATTCCTATTAGGGCTATCGTATTTATTATTATCAAAAACTGTATTCCAACCAGCATTAAACTTAATAGGAACAAATTTAATAATGACGGTTCCTATCTTATATCCTACCTTATCAAGTTTCAGATAATCGTCAACACCATCTGTAACTATTACCCCTTCATATTCTGAAATTTGTTCAATAGTTACATTCTTAGTTAAGGCATTTTGTACAATGAAACCAACATTGTAAGATGTAGTATTAACCACACTCTCAGGTAAATCATATTCTCCATCCGAAGGAATTGCCATTAAGACTCTTGCTCCATCATTAGTAGGTGAATACCCATAAGCAAGTTGGTTGTTGGCTGTAAGTCCTGTTACTCTTACTCTTGTAGTATTTAAATGCTCAGTTCCATATTTGAAAAGTATCCAAGTATTAGCTGGAACAAAATTCATTATAGTAACTGAATGGTCATCCGTTACAAATACATTTTCTATTTTTCTATAAGTAAGGTAATTCTCCTTGAATAAACCATATCCACTGCCTAAGCTATAACCGAAGTTATACGCGGTCAATATTTCACCTTTTATTCCCTTGATAGTATTCCTATCTTTATCGGAGTTGATCTTACCTTTAAAGTTCCAATAATCTACAAGGGACGGGTGAAAAGGAGAAGTTTGCCCTCCCTTTGAAGCTGATCCAAGACGTATTCCCCCTAACCTGAGCGTGTTAATGCCAACGCGGTTAATCTTTACCTGATTGATTGAAACTTTCATTCCGATACAAGAATTTTAGCCAAAGTAGGCTGTGAGATAGACTGCACTTTGATATACATCCCGGGAATCACTCCTGTAATAGCAACATCCATTGTGCTACCCACATAGTTATATGATCCGAAAGGAACGTAATTTGTATTCGTCATACTCTGAAACAGAGAGACAACGTTATTCTTATCTTCACTTGCAAATTCAAGATGAAGGCCTGCATCCGATTGAAGTTGCACAGGGTCACATACATAAGCCTCACCCTGTTTGCTGAAAGTTAAATCTGTTAGAGCCATGTTACTTTGAATTTAAATAGTTAATAATACCTTCTATGTGAATATTTGCCACAGTCCGCTTGCCCTCGGATGACAATAAGTACTCCACGTCCTCCTTATTGTCCTGGAAGAAGTTCTCTGTCAGTACAGCGGGGCAGTTCGTATCCCGGCAAATAGCCAAATTCTGCACCCAATAGTCTTGTCCGGGAGATTGTTTGCGTACTGTCACATCTTTACCTTCCGCTACTTCTGCAAGGGAGGAAGCCAACCTTTTGCTATTAAAAGAAGCATTATCACTGACATATACACCCCATCCCCGAGCATTCATCCAACTTGTCCCGTTACCGGCCGCATTACAATGAATTGATACCAGAATAGCATTCTTTTGAGAATCGCGATAAATATTATTAGCACGTTTGCAACGCTCAGACAATGGAACATCCACGTCCTCCTCCACAATGCGTTCTGCGTCAACACCATGCTTTCTCAGCCCGAAAACGACCATATCCGCTATCTCTCTGGAATAAGCCCACTCACGCAACCTTCCGTCCGGTGAACACTTTCCCGGTGTATTCTCGCCATGGCCATTGTCAATTAGAACTTTCATATCATTCATTCTTTGTCCTCCTCCTTTTTAGTTATCACCTCTTTTAAATCTTCTTTCTCTATCTTGAATACCTTTTTAGCGAATAACCCAATAGCTACTATCAGATTAAAATCATATCCCTTGGGCTTAAGAATATTCGATATGATAGAGCAACCTTCGATAAAGCAGACAGATAAGCAAGCAAATATATCAATGTTATATCTTCCACCACTGGCCTCGTTTATCATCACCACCATGATTACAAAGCTAAAATAAGTAACCATCTTACCCATTGTAGCCCGCCAAGCCCTAATAAACCTCACGCGCTCACCCATCAACAAGCTCTTCCTGCATCCCGTAGCCAAATCACACAGTATTACAAAGAACATAGTGATCAACCATGGGATCATATGCTCTATAGCTTCCATTACGAAACTTCCGGCTACAGGAGCAAACAAACCAGAAGAGAATTGATGTATTGATTTGTCTTGCATATTTGTCTTTTTAAATAATAATACTACATTTGTAATCAGATTACATAATTAGATTAAAACTAGATAAATGCGTGAGCCTATCTTGCCTGTGAAGGTGAGGTGGGCTTTTTTATGCTATGACTTATCGCCGGTGATCTGGTCAATGATCTTACGGATATCAGACATATAACATTCAAAGTTCTTCGTATAGATAAAACTAACAGTAGTTATCTGCGGAGTTGGAACCGGGTCATATCTTACCTCTCCCAACTGCATTTCTCTGATCTCTTCGTGTGTGCCATCTCCATCAGCGTTCGGAACCGTTTCTGTTGCATTATCGGTTACACCGACAAATATCGACTGTTTGTTACCATTGATTGAAGTATATCTGATCGAATATTTAACGGTCGGAATACTTAAAGAAGTTCCTTCAAAGCTATTTACTTCTGTTGTACCAGTAGCTACAATTTTAATCTCTTCGTTCATAACATTTTAATTTTAAGTTCATAATAAGTTTATTCTTTGTTTTGATTCAAAGCTGAATCCAGCAATTTGAAGAGGGGAAACTTTATATAAGCAAAGAAAATCTGATCTGATAATCCTCTAATCAAATCAACGTTAGATTCATCTACTTCAACTTCACCTTCAAAATATATTTTCCGGCCTAAATCTTGTTCCTGGATATCACGCGCATTGAAATAAATAGCATTACCTAAGTCCTTGCTTACATCTTTGTAATCAATCACTCTCTCCGTCCCGACAATGTTGCCCTCAGAGTCTCTCTTCTCAACCTCTTTCATCAAGACGTTGCCTTCGATATCGTAAACCACGATCTTTCTAAAATCTATTTTCATACTCTATATATTTTGATTTAATAATTATCTCTTTACTTACCAGACGTTACGACCTACTAAATACAAGTAGAAATTTACGTTTCTATCTCCTTTATTAGCATCGACCAAATGCACTTCAAGGTAAGTGCTAGTAATACTCTTTACCATGCCAAAACACCATCCATTGTCATCTGAGGCCTGTATAATCGCCGAATATTTTGTGTGACCTAAATTATGATAGATACGGTACCTTCCGGTTGATATATTACTTACTGTACCAACTGTACAACCATTCCCCCAAAATTGGTTACCAGTGCCAGCAGCATACACATAAACACCGCAAAGAATACCAGGAGCGTTCCATGACTCAGAATTACGTTGACCAAACAGATGCGATCCATGACTCTGTATTGCATGCCCACCCTCAGAGTTTGCGATGATTCTCAAAGCCTTTCCTCCTTGTCCGTATGTAGACAGAGAGAGGCAGTCTTGGTTGTCATTACGAATCTCCATCAATGGGTAACTTCCTACTGTAGCTGCACCTCCATACTGATTTATACGCAAGAAGCGATAGCCGTTGATTTCAAGCTGTATCTTAGCGTCTGCTATGTTACGGGAATATATGGCGTTGTTTTTAATCTCCCAGCCGCCAAGATAGGCACCGTCAGTCACGGTGATATTTCCTGTTGTAATTCGACCAGCCGCTAAGGCATTGGTAACGATTGCAGTAGCATCAATCAGAACTGTATTTATATATCCCCCAACGACTATTGTCTCTCGAGGTTCTGATGAAGCATGGTTTACCATATCCTGCCAGGAAGAATACCCAATATTGGAGGCAATGCTATTTTTCAAAGAAAGCATAGCTGTTTCATCCAATAGACCTTGCGGTCCTTGTGGACCAGTTGCACCCTGAGGACCCTGTGGCCCTGGAAGCCCTTGCGGACCTCTATCTCCTTGCGGACCTTTAGCACCGGCGGGTCCTTGCAATCCCTGAGGACCTGTAGCGCCGGTATCTCCTTTAGGCCCCTGCGGGCCTTGTGGTCCTGTATTACCCTTGAAATTTTGCTGCTCGGATGCCGACAAGCCGGAAAAAGTAACCATGCCTGCAATACTGATATCCTGCCCGAATATATTGATAGCACCCGGCTTAATAGTGATTCCCGTTTTTAATTCATCCTTTGTAGGAGTGTCATCAATAGAACCGGCATCGTAGACTGTGGCAAAGGCAAGGTACCAGGTGACGGGTAAACTGCCACTACCTCCTGCTAAATAGAAATGATTAGTAGAAGAGAATGTACCACTTGAACCGCACTTGACATAATACGCATATTCTTCCCAATCACCAGTGCCAAGCTTGTTAGTAAGCCATTTTGATGAACTACCATTTCCTATTGGATCTGAAGCCCACTCAATTTTATATCCAACAGGAACCCATGCTATAAATCGGGTAATAAATACAGCGTTAGCTCGTGCTGCAGTTGCGAAATAGAACCCACCCAATCCTGGAGTCGCAGCGCCTGAAGTTGTAATTTTCAATTTATATCCGGATTGATTAGGCAAATTAATATCTGCCACTCTTTCAACTGCAACCATACCATTAACACTATTATTGTAGGTTACAATGCCGTTCATCCCGCTCCTAAACTCCGGATCACGATTCAACATCTTACCCTTACTCATAGCAAGGGCAATCAAACGTGCATTACCCGATACCGTTGATACAAGGTTAATATCAGTCTTGGTCTGAGAGATCTCAGTGCCCTGATTGGATACAACCTGTCCGAGAGCATCAAAGTCGGTTTGGGAGACTTTGCTTTCAATCAACCCTTTCGTAACTTTTATCTCTGAGTCGGTGTAGGTCTTGGCAATGTAGTTAAGATCTTCGGGGGCGGGGCTCCAGGTTACAGGAGTGTTGGTTTCAAATACGCCAATACGAGCACTTACATTATATCCCCAATAAAATGTACCGGTTATTTTACTAACTGACTTTGATGTAAGCAGATTATTATTGGTTATTCCAGAGGATTCGCATACTATTTGATCAAACGTTCCATCCGTATACTTTATGTATAGAATCAACTTTTCTTCTGTACCTTTTGAATCATATTTATCTACAAATATAAAATACCTTTTATTTGATTCATATACCAAACCAAACATATCCTTATTAGCAGCATTTGTTTCATCATTTAATCTACCAACCCAAATATCAATCATACCATTATCTTCGTATTTTAAAGCATAGGTAAAGCCCGCATCAGTAATACGCTTAAAAGAGCATAAGTTCTTAATACCTGCAACTCGCTCGCTTGCAGCAGGAATCCACTGTGTTACCCCTATGTTACCATCAGTAAGAACAGCCCAATGCACTTTTGAACCGAAAGTTCCGTTCGGAAATTGAAAGAAAGACAAATCTTCACCCGGCTTATATCCTTTCATGGTCACTTTTGTGCTTTCTACAACTCTTTCTCCCTTAGTTGTGAGATTTGCTATCATATTTGTACCAACATTAGAGTAAACACCTATATTGGTATTACCACTTCCAATAGTGTAGCATACAGTCAAAGTGTATTCCTTGCCATCAACAGCAGGAGTATCATAATGATAAGCTGCAAACCTATAAGATGGATTTGCTTTCTCTATATAGGCGCCATTTAATATATTAACATCCCCCACCTTTATTTTACTCACCTCACCCTTCACAGCCAACGTAATCTGTCCGGGTAAAGCCTCCATAATCGTGTCAGTCTCAATCTTAACCTTTTCCCCGACGTACGAGTATGAAGCGGAGTTTATCGCGTCTATAATTGTCCGCTGCTGGTCATAATAAGCCTGTTGAAGAGTCTTGAATGAAGCGCTGACCGGTATATTTTCAGGCTCACTTGCCGAATGTGTTTCAAGCACATGATAGTAATCGTTGAAAGCATTCCGATAAGCAACGGTATCAATGCCATACCGTGTTGCATTAGCCAGAATAGAATCTCTTTCTGCCTTTAATGCCTCCATTTCCTGCTTTAACGCGGTCTTTTCAGTTGGTGAAATAAAGCCATCAGAAGCCCAAGTGTTTAATCTGTCCTGAGCAGCTTTCGCATCGGTTTTGGCGATGTCTATTTCCTTGTTGGTTGACTCAAACTCCTGCTCGATGGTCTTTCCGTTGCGAAGGATGAAGATGCCTTTGAAATAACCATTATTTGTATATACACCATTATCGTGCGGCTGCATATTATCCGGAAAATCCGGGTCCGTTATATGATCTAAATTCCCAAATACAGAGCGAGACGCTCCGGCAAATGACTTAGTCTTGACTCCACCTAATATCTCAATCTTAGGCTTACCATCCTCGGCGGCCGACATATATATCAAGCTCTGACGAAGAGGATTCTCAGTATTACCCATCTGTACAACTTCATCACCTACTACTGGTATAATTCCTTCAAACTCAGACTTTGGAATAGTTACGAGATTACCATTTACACTCGCAACTTCGCACCAATAGTATTTACCTTTTTTAGATGATGTATCCTCCATTTTTTGAGTAACAGTAACCTTTCCGTTACCATGTCCGGAATCTAATACAATCATTATACCAAGGTTGTATATCTCTTCGGATACATTGATGGCACGAATTACATTCTCGCCATTTGTCAAAAGCCCTCCTACAGTATCAGAACCGATTCCATCCTTTGATAAACCACTCCATACAGCCATAGCACCATCATACAAACCAGATATTTCTAATTTGCATTCTTTAGTCGTTATAGGAGCATCTGCTACATGTCCCTCTGGATACATGTAAAGTTGAAAGCCTGAATTTGCTGAATTATTCATGCTAAACTCAATGCTTGTGTTCGTTATCTTTACGCTATCATCTATGGCTGAACCATCATATAAATAGGCTGTAAATTTTGTAAAATCAAAAGCCGGTGACTGGATTATTCTTCTATCAAATACTTGACATCTCACTAAGTCGTGCGCCTGGAATGTTTCATCTTCATCCTCAAATTCAAGAATCCAAGATTGCAAATCAGGAGTCTCAGTAACTGCACTGACTTTCCCGTTCGCTTGGCTTATAACAAGAGCACCATTTATTGAACGTACTTTCTGTATAAGCAACTCAAATACATTCATAACTTTCCTCACATCTAGAATGTCGCATTCTATATGCCAATTGCCATACTCGTCTTTATATATTTTAAAGCCTTCGCCTGTGAATCCCGGAATAAACTTAGGCGAAGAGATGTATTCCTTCAGTATAGCTGCGGCAGCGTTTAATATGCCATCCTCAGAGAGAGAAGCGGTAGGTTCTGCCTGAGATTGCTCCCAACCGGTTTCAATGCCACCACGGATGGTCAGTTTGTAGGGGGTGGTGTCGTTTTGGTCTTTCCGGAGAAAAACCTTTTTCAAAGCCTCCATGTCAACATCCGCAGCAAGCTTAAATGCTACTACATTATCCCTGTTGGTACGTATAAATATAGCCGGATCTTCGTCTGCATTACAGATATAAAATTCTCCTTGATTAAGCCCTTCCAAATGCGACATAGAATCAGGAGAAATGACGGGAGCTTTTGCTTTCCCGTTTTCAATTTCTGAACCAAACCATTGTATTTTGCTTATATTCTTTTTCATGTCAAATTCGTGAAGTATTTATGAATGCCGCTTCGCTTTCTTTATATTTCAACATTTCCCCCTCCTTCGGGTTATTTACTACAAAACCGACAATAGATGCGCTGCTCGCCTGCTCAGGAGCACCGCCAACACCGGCAATAGAATTTTCCTGTGGTTCCAATGCAATAGTCACGAAAAACATTTGGCTGTCTTCCATAACCTGACTTATCTCTGGAACAGAATTCTCGGACCTTACATATCTTTCTCCATTCACATCAAACATAGACACACACAATATCCGGTTAAGATGCCTTCCGAACCAATACGGGACACCACACGAGTTTCCTATTGTAAGTACATACGAATCATATGGAACAGCATATAACTCTTCTATTTCTTGTCTTTGATTGCGGTATTGTTCATTATCTATCTTTGCGGAATATCCTGCCGGCTTAAACCCAGCTTCCACTCTCCATTCGAATACCTGTTGAGTATCTCCTATCCAGAAGATATTATCAAAAGCAGAATTATTATCTTTGTGTGAATAGCGAATCAATGCGGTTTCTTCCAAGATATTGGAATCGGAACATACTTCAAATGGCTCAGATTCTTTCCTTTCAAAAGTTATACTATAGACTGAATCCGGAAGTGAAGTAAACACGACATAATACATCATAACAGATGCATTTACCTCATAAGTCTGGAATTGGATATTGGAAGAAGTTCCTTTGATAAGATCGTTAAGAGAGGCTGAAGCTACTTCTCCGTCATCCGCAAATATTTGCAGGAGTATTTTATCAGTTGTATGAAACCTCTGAATGTAATCTACATCGATTGCATATTTGTCCTTAACTGGCGAAAAGAATAATGGGCATATATCACCTATCTTAATCATAGTCCTTTAGTCCGAATTTGGGTTACAAGCCTCTTGACCTGTGTTATCGTAGCAAATATATGAATTAAAAACGTAATTATGAACAATTTCACCTTATTTTATACTCTCCACTATCAAAGTATATTTAGCAGCTTCAGAACGGCCGTAATTAAATTTACCGTCTTTAATATACCCATGATATGTTTCTCCTCCTTTCTCTATAGATATTAATCCTGTGAGATCATCAGGAGCTTTCATATCTCCGGACTCTACTGAAACCTCGCCAACAGTAAACAGCCTCTCTCCTTCCGTCAACTGGATATCCGTTTTCTCGGATACTCCATCAATAACAACGTCACTGTTACCATCAGAAGACGCAAAGTCCAATGTGTTGGTAAATGCACCAATAAACTTCCGGTTAGCCTCTATCATATAACGTGGAGAGTATACAGCATTAAACATTGTATCGGGACTTATTACTCCGGAAATGGATGGACCACCATTTATCTTACGTATAAGACGGTATCCGCCATCTATTGAAGCAAGCCTTGCATTAACAAAGAATACGTCATTGTCGCTATCACTATCCGTAGTATCCTCTCCCCTTTTCTGAACCAAAAACTCTATTCCGTATGCATCAGCCCGAAACGGACTTATCAATTCCAAGGTATTCTCAGTCAAGGTCACTCCGGTACTATATTCATTTGTGAAATGAAATTCATCACGTCCGTTCACACTGTCATAATCTTGCTTGTCATAACCGGCCCGTACCCGGGAATAAATCAAGGAAGAATTTACGCTATATTCAAACGACCGTATATTGTCACCGAAATTTTTTACTATGTTTTTTGAAAACAGACTACTTCTATGTACAAATGTAACCTTGTCTTCCCCTATTACAGGAACAAAGCCAAACTCCGACTGCATCCAATCAACAAACTTTGTATACGAACAATATAATTTTGCCTTTTTCAGACCTCTTGCACTCTCAGCAGGAATTATCATACATTCATCCAATCTCTTGTCTACCCCTGAAACGATCTCTCCTGTAATTCCTTCCTGCCCTCCATTTATACTTTGAAGAAGCCGGTTTAGAAGCTTGACAGGCGTAACTATATCAATATTAACCGGTATTATTCTTGCATCCCAATTTAGACTAATGTAAGGGTCCCGGATAGTCAAAGTCATGTTATATGCCGAACCATATCTTATAAAACAATAATCCCCTTCAAGCAATGTTATATCTTTCATATATGAAAGTATAAATATGGTCTCAGGGTGTTCGTCGTTAATAACAGTTCTGGTAAGCTCTGTTTCATTCCCATCTGCTCCGATTTTTACCAATGTCATAGACAATGCCTTATTTGCCGGAACATTAAACGAGATAGAGACACTTAAGAAGCAGGTAATATTCCTTTCCGCCCTGAAAAGGAAAGTGTCTTTACCACCATCAGATACGTTCTGCTGAAAAGTATCCCCATAGGTTATATATCCGCCTATTGAGGTCTCGCTTGATTTTACAGCCAACGGAAAGTATTTGGACTTTAATGCTGCCTGTATCTCAACCGATACGTCCGTTGAATCCTCAATGCTATTCCCGGCAACCAACCAGTTCACATTCTGATTCATTTTTATACCATCATAGTACAAGTATTTGCCTTCTGTAAGTTCGCTCACAGCATATTCATACTGTGTTCCCTTTTTAGCTTTTATCAATGCGGCCAGGCTGTCATCTACAGCACTGATAGATATGGTATTCCCATCATCTTGAAATGTGGAGAAATCTAACGAACACCGGAATCTTTCATTCCATAACCAGCTATTATTTCTTGTGTAAAACACCACACTCGCAGATGCTTGCAGATATTTATCCCGGAATACGCGTTTTAATAAATTATATGCAGCATTAGAAAATTCAAACTTTGTAGAGAACGATCTTACGACTCCATCATAATCCCCCCTCTTAAAAGAAGTGGTTATGTCATCCCAATTGACCAGGTTATCCGTTACCTGATACGAGTATCCATCAACTAACAACTCACATTTATAATACATATTATTTTCTTTTTAATGATTTCAGACGCAAATCAACATCATCACACATCCTCTTTACCATATAGGCATATTCCTTTGCGGAAAATGAATCCGGATCAATATGCATATTGAAATGTTGCATTACGGCCACTCTTTCTCTCACAAAGTAATCCCTATCCATAATAGCCGACTTAGGGAGGTCGGATTGTTCTGACATGATCTTATCCACCCGAAATCTACTGTTAGATAAAATAGCTTCAATCCTGCTGCATATCTTATTGTGATCATTAGGATCAAGACTATATCCTATATCATTAAGAATCAAACAAACCGTAGACCACTCCTTCTCTTCAGTAAGGTAACGGCAGCAGTTCATCAACTGTATCTTTATCACAAGGCTGATAATTTCATTCTTCTTAGAAACTTCAGCCAATATTCCCTTCTTCCCAACTATAGACATATATTCATTAACCAATCCGGACGCCGCTTTCTGCTTTTCATCTTCACTATAATCTCCTTCACACACGGCGTCCGAATTTCCACAAAATACATCTATGAATCTTCTGAGGGATATTCTATCAAGATCTGTGTATATCATATTAAATACGATTTGATATATTTCTTAGCTCGGCTTCTTTTGCAGCCTTCTTCTGGTATTTAGCCATCTTTTCAAACGAACGGTTTAACGACTGCATCTCACGCTCCAACTTTCTATAATCATTATTCACATTCACAGTAATAGGCTCACCCATCCTCTCGGCATCCTTCATCAAAGCACCTATGTCTGAACGCAAGTTCATGCTGCGATACAAAGCTAACCTGTCAAAAGGAGGCAGGAAATCACTGCGCCTCTCTATATCTACATCGGGAATAACCTTTGCCCGACGCGGCAAATCAATCAAAGTAGGAACATTAGGAGTTATATAAGCTCCCCTGTCAGTTACAACAGCTTCATGTTTACCTCCATCTCCTACAATAGCTAACCCACCGGGATGGTTATCTGTACCCTTAGCATATTTGGGAATAGGCTGAGCAATAATAGTCGCAAGCTGGGCAGCTCCCAATGCTCCAACCAATGCAGCCAGAACCATATTCGGGAGGGCCCTTGAAACAGCCAGTGCAGTAGCTATGATAGATTGACTGATCGCATTAGCCTTCTCCCATTTGGCCTGTTTCTGCTGGAGAGCCTCTTTCTTTTTCTCCAGTTCTTTATTCTTATTCGCAGTAGTTTGTTCTGCCGCTCTTTTTCTTGCTTCAGCTTCTTCTTTAGTGATGACACCAGAGTTTTCCAACTTTTCAATTCTCTCCAGTTCTTTTTCGCCAGCTTCTTCATTAGCTTCCTGTTCCTCTTCCACACGTTTTATCCTGGCATCATAAATATCTGTCATAATAGAAGTAATTCCATCTTGTATCTTTGCAAATGAAGACAACACAAAGGATAATTTGCCTTTGTCATCGAGTTTGCCCCAAAAATTAAGTACACTGTCTCCTGCATCATCCATTTTTGCGGTAATTTCTCCTATGATATCGCCCAGAGCATTAAATATATTGGCAGAGTCCCCCAAATATTTATTGGCAGATGAAGATAAATTGCCCAAAGAATTATTAAAATCATCCGCCCATCTTTTCCCAGGATTATTTTCATCATTATCCATGTCATTACCAAAGTCCTCAATCTGAGCCTTAATCTTATCTATTCTCCGTTGAATCTCATCAACCTTCTCTTGAGGGAGATCAGAAGATAAGGCCAGTTCTGCCTCCGCTTCTTTCAATAAAAGCTTTAACTTTGCTTCCCCAGACTCTTTGGTAATCTTATATAGCCCATCCCTATACTGCTTTTCGTTTATTTCCCCTTGTTTATATTGTTTATTTAAAGCATTAATCTCCTTCAAGGAATTTGTATCCAATATATCAAGTTCCCTGTCGGTACCTTTTTTTATCAACCCTAAACGCTCTGATATATTATCTTGAATTATAGATGAAAATCTTGCATCATATTTTTTATTAATCAATTCTACATCTTCACCTCTCCTTTCCGCTTCACGGATTTCCTCTTCACGTAAGATTTCATTCATCCTTAGTAATAAATCGAGTTTATATTCAAGCTCTTTTTCCGAATTGTTTTTAATAGTATCCAGTTTTAATTCAATGCTTCGCTTTTCTAAATCTGATTCATACTCCTCCCTTTCCAAGTCATATTTTTCATTAATATCTCTGATATTTTTATTTTTCTCTTCTTCATATTGGGATCTTAACTGATTTTCTTTGGCTGAATATCCTTTTATTTTATTGATATTCTCTTTATAAGTATTTTCCACACTGGCAACCTCTGCTTTTCTACGATCTTCAATTAGAGCTATTCTGGTTTTAGTCAATTCCCTTTCTATGTTCTTCATGTAATTGGCATATTCTTCAGCCTCCTTTTTATTACTACCATTGGAATCATTAGTCAAAGCACCTACATTAATATTTTTAGACATTCCTTCCAAGACTTTATCATAATCTTTGGTTTCTTTTATAAGATCCTCCCAAGCGGCCTTCTCCTTTTTAGCTTGATCTTCTGCTTTTTTCAGTTCTTCTTCCCTTTTAGCAACAAGATATCCCCAAACTTCATCCCCTTCTTTAGCTTTTTTCTGCCTTGCATCCTCCAAAGCAGCAGATGCTTCAATTATCTTTTGTTCTGCCTGTAGATACGTGTTATACTGCACCCTTCTTTTTAACAGAGATTCTTCACGCTTATCAGCAATATCTGTCATCCTATCCAGTTGAGCTCTTGCTATAGCATTGGCTACAAGTTCTTCTCTCAACTGTACATAGGCCCCCTTTGCTTTACCAGCCAAAATTTCATCGTTTGATAAATTTGCAAAGTAAGCAGGATACATCTTTTGCAATTCATCAACCGCTGCATTTCGATCTTTTAAGGATCTGGTGTGATCCTGTGTGGCCTTATATAAAACATCTAATTTCACGGTAGAATTGGCTACATCTTTCATCCCTTTTTTAATGCCTAATGCCATTTCTTGTTCAGCAGACAACAATTCTTTAGTCGCATCTTTTGCTTTAAACAAACTTGCCACCCAATCCATTATATCCTTTCCATACACAGATAACAATGTAATGCCTACAACTAATGCTGTTTGCCAATTAAGGATAGATTTAGTTAGCTGTTTCCATACAGGAACTCCCTGTTGTCCGGATTCTTGCAAAGCCTTAAACTCATCTCTTGCACGTTTTATTTCATCAGCCATTATAGGCAAGTTATTAGAGATAGCAAGAAAGAAAGTATTCCATCCTACTGCTAATGAAGGCAACTCTCTGGCCAATTGCTGGACAGATGCGTTTAATCCATTCCAATGTGATGTATAGTTACCTACATTTCTTTGATAATTACCCATTTGAGCGTCAATGGCCTTTAATTCATCTTTTAGTTTCTTAATCTGCTTTATTAAACCGACTCCTTGATCTCCTTGTCTTTGAGCTTCAGACAAATTTCTAAATCTATTTTCTAACTGTACTACAGCCGCACTCATTTCATTATAACTACCGGCTGTAGAAACCATAGCTTTTGAATGGGCATTTAAAAGAGAAGTATATTGTTTGTTCTGTTGTACAAGATCCCGTTCTTTAATCGTAAGGTCAGAGACTATACGCAAATATTCTTGCTGACTTATTGTACCTTTGGATAGTTCTTTTGATAGATTTGATAATTCTCTCCTTATTTCATCAAGTTTTGTTTTATTAATAGACAGTCTTTCATTTAATTCTTTCGCTTTATTATCGTAAGAGGTCACGGTATTTAGAATCTCTGCATAAGCACTACTTGTCAATGAAATAGATGAACTTGCAGATTGCATGGCTTGAGACTGTCTTTGAGTCGTTTGCGCATTCTCCTTTTGAGCTTCTGAGGTATTCTTAATTGTTTCCGATGCAGTCTTCAAAGCATCTGAAGCCTTATTGATTGCACTTGTAAGAGAATCAAACTTGCCTGACAAAGATGATAATGATAAGAATTCTTTCATATTCTTATTTAGATCATTTAAAATACCCTTGTATCTACCTTGTATATCAGACAGTTTATTCTGAGTAGTAACTAATTGGTTCATTATATTAGTATACTTCTCTGTTTTATCCGCTAATTCCTTAAGATCCCCCGGTTTTACTCTGAGACCTCCTGCCAAATCTTTGGTAAGATTCACATAAGCCTCTTTGGTTTCATTAAATTTAGCAATCAGGCTAGTTAATTCATCAAAAGCTTTTTTATCAACAATATCCGTTATTTTAAATTCATTCGCCATAATTTAAAATTTTGTATCGTGCCCCTTCACACGATGGTTATTACTTCTTATTCTAATAAAATACCAATTCAACAAACGTTCCATAGAATTCAATACCTTCCGGTAGAAAATCAAAGGTTCCGTCTTTCCTTTCGTACAGCACATACACAGAGTGATCCATCTTGGCAGCTATGCGTGCAAGGCTTCGGACTCTCTCTATATCCTGCATCCTTTTTTTATTATCACACCAACAGCTCACAGTATACCGAATTTTGCATAATATTCCCGTAATGCGGGATTCATAAAATGAACCATAAAATGCCCCAATGCTTCGGGCCCTACGGCCAGTATTATACTGCCGTATTTCTTTTCAATATCATCCCCGAAAGAGACCCCGACAGATTCTATCCTCAATCCGTCATTAATGGGGATAGCAGTAATAGACGAGTAGTAGTCACCCCGAATTTTGAGGTTTGGAGTTTTCATGTCACGCGGTGGCAAGAACAGATAAGAAGGAGCCGGAGGTGTCTTTTCCATCTTCCACTTCATATATCCTTCAGCATTATGAAACCATCTGCCGGCATCTTTCGAATTAAAAAAAGGGTCATTGAGATATGTCGGCCTTAAAGGCTTTCCACGACCATTCACCCCTGAATACAATTGTTGCCGGATAAAGTCCTGCACCAAATCAGCATTACTCTGAATTGTGTGTTTTACAACTTTCTCAAGTCCTCCAACAAACAGTTTAAAATTATCAGCCGCATCGCTTAATGTTGCCATATCCCATGTAATTTAAAAGGGGATGAACTAATAAAAATCCATCCCCTTCACACTGTCAATCAATCAGTTTACCTTTATCCGGAATCAAACCCTTAATCCGGTCGTAAATATCACCCAGTATCTTTTCCCTTTCAAATTCTTCCCTATCTAGGAAAAATAACTTTTTGTGAGTATCGATAAAGTCCTTTCGTTTCCATTTCACGACTTCATTTTCTATGAAGTTCACACCTTCTACAACCATGTTATATCCTATTTATAAGTTAAACGCTTGCATCATACGCCTCTTTCTGCTCAATACCGATAATGCCTTCCTTCTGGAGCTCCGATGGTTTCTTCAAAGAAGGAGTGCCTGTAGCAGTAACGGTCAACTCACCATTAGCATAGGATACTGCTGATACGCCTCCGTCGAAAGATTTTCCGGCACTCTTGGAAAGAGCGTCCGCATAATACCCCGTAACATTAAGGCCTCCGAAGTGCTCAATCAACTTATACTTATTCTCTCCCACTTTCACCAGGTCAACAAACACAAGCCCTTTCAGTGCTTCCACTACATCAAACTTCAGGGCCATGATGTCTGCCGTCTTGATGTATTTCTCGTAATCCTTAAACATCAGGTTTACGATCAGATTAGCTTCCTGGCCGGAAGAGTCCCAATCCTGGCCGCTCGGATATACTCCCGAAAGCGGAATACCACTCAATCCCGTAGTATCACGATTCGTTCCGAACAATACATTGTCTTCATCAACAATTACCCCGTCAAATTCCACGCCTTTTGCCATCATAAGATTGGCTTTAAGGCTGGCATCATAATTATCCAAAGTAAGCGCCGCTGTATACGCCGAATAGCCGGTGATTTTATTGCCACCATAGCCGGTTGCATTTACATTGGCTTCACCACCGGTAGGCGCAAACTCCTCAACCGTCTTTATCGGATAAATACGGTTGGGCCGGTCTGCATGACACAGCTCTTCTAACTTATCTGCGGTCAGTCCGTTAGGGATTTTAAAACCACGTGGAATAAGGATTACCGCTTTTATCTTTCCGGGATCAAGAATACACTTCGATCTTCCGGTATTAAAGTCTTCCTGCCCCTTACATTCTCTAAATTCTATCGCCATAACACTTCTCTTTTTTTAATGTGATCTGCAAATTCTTAATATTTATCCCGTCGATATAATCTTTGAATGGCTTTCCGTCCGGGCCAGTCACTCCTGCTTTGCCGTACCGGTAATTCTCAACATATATGTGCGGGATACTTTTTACATAAGCTATATCAAACGCCGGCTCTTTACCGATCTCCTTGATCAATATCTCGTAAATAGGTCTGAGACATTCGGCGAATGATATACGCGAACGTTCTTCGTTGGTATATGAAGGCAATGTATTTACGACAAGGAGTATATCCAATGACATTTTCCCTTTCTCGCCGGTCCTGTCCTCTTCGATCGGAGAATAAAGGAATATGGCGGGATATTTTAGCTTCGCAGTATCATTTGATTTGCTCCAAACTAACAACTGGTCAGAAATGTAGCTCCAGTCTCCAAACATATACGAGATATGTTTGCCATACTCCTTTGAGACACGCTCTACTATTTCCCTGAATACATCCGTTATTACTATCATAAGCCAAACGAATTAATCTCTTCCAGCATTGAGCGGTCAAATGAAAAACCGTCATAGCTGTCATCCTTGCATAAGAAATCAAGCAAATCATGATTCATCTCAACCATTTCATTCCATGCCGGAATAAGTACCACATTGGGATCGGCATGGTCTTCATCATCAGAACTGGTTGTGCCCACATCGCTTACATGCACATTATTCCTTCTCACAAAGAAAAAGAACACATAATTTGCGATAGGACTTTTCCCATCCCTGGTTAGAAATTCCTTTAGCCTTTCCCATTTATCAATCTTATCTTCCCCGTCTGCCTTCAGGTAGTTTATGAATTGACGGCACATATCCCTTCCCAACACCAATTTCAGATACTCTTTTTCATACGTATCAATGAAACTGTCAAGATAGTCCTTCATTGCAGTACGGGTAATTGAAGGAGCCCCCGTATCCACGTTCAGTCCATCTATAGATGTTGTCCCCTTAAAGTATGTACCGTCAATTATCATATGCTACTCTTTTAATTTATTATCACCCGGTTTAACGAACAGTTCTTCACAGCCGAGCTCTTTTGCATCCTGCATCAGGTTATTCGGCACCCGGATCTTTCCGTCCTTGAAAAACTTACTTGCAAGGGGCATATTCACACTCGTTTTATCCCCTTTCTTAAAGAAGTTCACGTCTTTAATGAACTCAACCTCGTACTGCTTATGCAGGTCCATGTTATACTCTTTTCCCATATTTATCCAACTTTATGTTTAACCACCAACTGAAGGAGAAATAGCCTCCATTACTGTAGCAAATGAATCACTCACAAATGCAGTCTTATACTGTGCCTTTACATAGGCCATCAATCGTTTTTCACCGATCATGGTCACAAGGTTCTTCGTGAAGTCGTCGTTCTCCCAACCGAAAGTAATAGTTAGCTGAACCAGGTCGCGAATATTCAGATAATTGAAGTCACCGATACGGAACTTACCCTGCTCGATAGCAGTAGACGTTTCCACCGCAAGTCCTCTGATCAGTTCATCACCAGCACGGAACGGCCGCAGGTATTGTCCGTTTGCATCCTTCTCAAGCTGCATCATAGCATAATCGATTGGATTCATCAAAACAAGATTAGGACGATAATTCATCTTGCTTGTAGAAAGAATCTGTGTATATGCCGCTACAATGGCATCATACATATTAGGGGACTTAGCTACTTTGAATCCGGTAAGCGAGAATGAAGGAAGATCCTTAAATACACCTGTAATCTGTCCGTCCGCTCCGGTACCAGAAATAATACCTTCCTCTTCTGTAATACCGATACGGTTAATGATTTCCGCTCTGATTTCTGCTACCAACTGAGGTAAATCAGTCAATGTTTCCTCTGTCAGCTTTACAGTCAACGCAACCTTACCGGCAGTAATGCTCTTTTCTGAAAGCGTTGCATCCATATTAGGTTTCAGGCCACCTTCAGGTACCCATTTGGCATCACCTTCTCCCGGCTTGAACTCAGCATAAGTCAACGAACGCGTACTGATGCTTGCCACGTTTGCGTATCTTCGAATAACTGTTTCAGCTTTCGGATCTACAGAAAGAGTAGTATCTACCGTATTGTTATAATGCGGTGCAATGCCTGTACTGGTTACTGTAGAAACAGATTTGCTGTCCAACACCAGATTAATACTCTTCTTATAGCCGGCAGATGCTTTACACGCCCCTTTCAAGTCAACTACCTTGGCACCTTTCTCAACCGTGATAAAGTCCTTCAGTTGTTCCTCAATCTGTTTATCGATGCTCTTAAGAGCAATCTCACCGTTCCCGGCCTTTTCCGTAGCGGCCTTGATCCGGATAAGGCTTTCCTCGATACTGTTGATGGTTTCATCAAACGTTTTCTTGTCAACCGCACTTTCGCCATTCTCTTTCTTGAAATCGCTGATCGATTTTACCGCTTCAGTAATAGATGTACGCAGATCCTCAATTTTCAGTTCATCGTTAAGGTAAGACTTGATCTTCTCTCCTATCTCCTTATCGATAGAATCAGCCAAGGCGCTGTCCATCTTCTCCCATACTTTTTTGTCATCCTCAGACATTCCCTTTGTGTCAATAAGGTCCAAAAATCCTAATTTCATAAGCAATCCTGTTTTAGTTTTAATTTATTAAACATGGACTTCTTACCACGTACGTCGGCTTCCTTTGCTGGCGGATTGCTTTCCGGCCTTGCAGAAGCAAGTGACATAGCTTTAGCAATGATCCTTTGTAACTCTTGTTGTTTTATGACGTTAAGTCCTTTACATAAGACGTCGATGTCAGATACCAATTCACAATATCGGTCTTGGTAATCCTCCTCAGACTTTAACCCGAGATACTCCGTTTCACCATTCATACCGATTGAGACAGCAGAGATTTCATAAAGGACAACCTCTTTTACGATCAGGCAATCTCTTTCTTCATCCCATTCACATTTCTCCCACACGTATCTATATCCAATAGAGAATTGGTTCAGTGTTCCGGATTCAAGCTGTGTCAAAGCCTGGTTACCACGTTCTACATCATCAATTACGGCTTCAAAATACAATCCCCTTTCATCCTCACGCAAAGCCGTCAACCGACCGATGGGTTCACTCATATCATGCATCCACAGAAAGATAATCTTGTCATTGGCCGCACTTTCCGGTCCCCTGTCCTGGATACTTTTTGAGAAGCATCCTTTTATAAGCATATCTCCGGCCTTGTCTATATTACCAAATATGGCAGCATACCCCGAGATCTTCCGGCTTCCGCTGTTAATTGACAGATCCTTTGTCTCAAACGAAAAGGACTTAGTCTGCTTCCCGATTCTACCTTTATATTTATTCTTCGTTTCCATAATCTCCCTTAGGTTTTTCAGGATCAATATCTATATATTCAGCTAATACGCTTCTTCCCTCGTCTCCGGTAATAAGACCGGCCTGTTTCCCCTTAATCATGGAGTCCATTACCCGTTGCAGAACCTCCGATGATTTACTCTTATCCGCCTGCAAACATTCTACGTGTGAGAAATCAATCTTCATAATTGTACCTTCCGGGCAAACATTCTCCGTAAAAGCCTCAGCTATTATCTCTGCATTAGGTATAATCAAGTCCTGGTAACCGGCACGTTTAGCCGATTCCTGGTTCTCAAACTTACTTTCATTAAAAAGGCTCGGGTTAAGACCGATAGCATTAGCGATCTTTTCAGTACACCTCTTATCCTCTTCATGAAGTTTCAACTGGTCAGAATTATAATTCAAAGGAATCCATCCCAATTTAGCACGGGAGACAGCAATCTGGACCTGACTTTTCATCAACCCGTACTTCCGCTTGAATCTATCAAGAAGTGATTCCTGTTCGGTTGAATTCAGCGAAGCGTTACCTGTCTCACTGTTATCGTTATTGTAAATGATCCCTTTGGGGCCTCCATTCGTTATCAGGGAATTACTTGCCTGCATAGAAGCCATCCAGTTAGAAACAGGAATAGACAAACTGTCTACGGCCGTACCGAACGTTATCTCATCACCTTCATTGCAAGGGATATGGATATCACTGTCGTAAATGATAAAATACTCCTCCTTGTTAAGGACCTTTTTCTCAGTCCCGCACTCAACGTACGCCTCTTTGACTATTCCGTCCGAATCTACCTGTTCCAGAGATTTCCCGGTACCGGTCAGATGGAAATGCATGGGATGGATGATCCACATCGTCCGAGGAATACCTTTCTTGAAAATACGATTGGTGTATATAGGGCAGTATCCATACGTCCGGAGAACCATTTCTATTTGAGAGAAGAAGGCGATGGAATTTTGAAGCGGATTAGGTTTCTTAAACAAGGCGGTCAGCTTCGGATCTGTGACATCGTTACCCTCTGAATCTGTCAGGTAAACCCTTCCGTTTGCAAACATGGCTCCCACCTTCCTTATAACGGTAGCGAACGGAGTACAATACAACAAGGCGTTTTCTTTATCCATGGCTTGGGACATGTTAAAGTCCGTCTTCCAGATGGCACCTTTAGAATCAAAAAGATTGGTAAGATAGAATATATCATTACCTCTCTTCTCAACCACATTAACCTTGTCGGTCATATTCATTGCCTTTTTTGAAAACCAGCTACCCATATATGCAAAAAGAGTGGATACACCCAAAGGCGTACCCACTCCCGTTTTTATGTATTTTCGTTCTTTTATGATTTACGGTAGCATATACCTTTATATGCCGTGGATACTCTCCACTGCAAATATAGATAATATTATTGATTATTTACCTAAATCATTCTTTTTTATCTATAGAAATTACGATTTTTATTTCATTTAACAGATTGGTTTATAATATAATTAAGTAAGTAAACGAACAAAAACAAGAATATTATTAACAAATTAAATGTAACTGTTACTTACTGAGATACTGACTAAAAACAAAAAGGTTTAGACTTTTCCCATCCAAGTGTGCTTAAAAACATGTTCTATTATTATCATATTTATAACAAATATGTTATATTTGTACCCGTAAACAAATGCTCTTTGAAATGAAAACAACAGAGTTCTTAAAGAAGGCTGCAAAGATAGGCTGCTATTTCGTGAGTCACGGCAAAGAACACGACGTATGGTACAGCCCGAAAACGGGAAAATACTTCCGAGTGGGCAGGCATGGTTCGCAAGAAATAAAAGGCGGCACTCTTAACAGCATGATGAAAGATGCGGGTCTTAAATGACCCGCACATTTGTTTACCGGAATTATAAAATAAATGGAATATGAAAACGGTTGCTATTGTTGAAATGTGGGACGACAAGACAATAAGTGTCTATGTTCCGGAATTTGACGGTTTTAACTTGAACGGTCAAGGGAAAAGCGTTGATGAAGCAAAACGATCACTACATGAATGTATTGATGACTATATTACCATGCTTAAAGAGCAAGGTAATGAAGTGCCAGGGGAACTGAAGAATGTAGAGTTTGAGTATAAGTATGATATAGCTTCATTCTTTGATAATTTCAAGTTTATAAGCGTATCTACTTTCGCAAAGTATGCAGGCATTAATCCCTCTTTGATGCGCCAGTACAAGCAGAGGATAGCGTTTGCTTCCGAAGCACAAAAAGCTAAGATAGAGGAAGCAATACACAGGGCAGCGAGAGAAATGCTGGCGGTACAACTTTAATTTTGGCATTTGTTTACACGAGACCTCTTTGGAGGCATATTCAAGGCGATGGAATTTAGGTTCCATTGCCTTTTTTATCAGTTAACAGATAAGATATAAAAAAGGCCGGGAGCAATCCCGGCCTGAAAAAAAGATATTAGTAAGATTTATATTGTTCAGATACTTGATACTCTTTACCCTCATAGGTAAATGTCCAAGTGAATATAGGAAGGTAAACATACCTCATCTGACCACCAAGATTAGTTGATTGCCCTGACTTAAGAGAGCCCAGTTTAGAGGCTTCGTCAGTGTATAATACGATGCTTCCTGTTGATCCATCTTTTACCTCAAACTTAGTAAGAGATATCTCTTTAGAACTTGTGTTGGTTATGTAACAATACACAGACCCTGTTATATAACCATTAATGGAGACAATAGATGAAGAACCTATTCTCAGATCCATAAAATCGGAAATCTCTGCTGATACAACTTCGCAAGTAGCAGTATGCCCACTATCTTCTGTAGTTATTGTTATCGTAGAAGTGCCTTCCTTCAATGCTGTAACCTTTCCATTATTGTCTACAGAAACAATGTTGGGTGCAGAACTGCTAAATTTTACATTTTTATTCTCTGCATTTTCAGGCAAAATAGAATATGTTAATGTGTAATTTTCTCCATTCAATATCTTAATAGAGGATTCAGTAAACTGAACTCCTTTTACTGAAGGAGGCAAAACATTCACAGCACACTGAGCTTTAAAGTTCCCATCATTAGTAGTGGCAATTATGTTACATGTACCTTTTGCCAATGCAGTCACCAATCCGTCTTCTACCTTTGCAATATTAGGATCGCTGGAAGACCATTTGATACTTTTGTCCTTTGCATTTTCAGGAGATACAGTAGCTGTCAGAGTAAATGACTCGCCGGCTTCAATAGATTTAGTTGTTTCATTCAATGTAACTCCTGTAACCTTAATAGGATTCACTTTAACAACACATTTGGCGGAGGTATCACTTCCTTTGACTTTGACTGTAATAGTACATTCACCATCGGAAACGGCTGTAACCTCGCCATCTGCATTAACCGTTGCTATAGTTTTATCCGAAGACTCCCATTCCACTTCTTTGTTGGTAGTATTTTCAGGTTCTATCGTATACTCCAAACGGAATGATTCACCAGTAGTCATCGTCTTTTCATTCTCAGATAGTTTGATACCCGTTGCCTCAATTGGAGTTACAGTAATCTTACATATATCTTTTAACCCTAAATTAAAGGAAGATACTGATATAGTTGCTTCTCCAACGGCTTTGCCATAAACAACTCCATTTTCAACAGTTGCAATTGTTTCATCAGAAGAATTCCATTCATATTCGGGAGCGGGTAAATCTGCTGGCGAATGGCTGACAGTAAGAGTTATTTTCTCACCAATCTTTACTGAAGCTTCACTTTTAGAAATTTCGATAGATTGTACAACAGGTTTGTCATCATCACCGCAAGAAGATAATGACAGAACAGAAACAATAGATAGTAACAATAAAATAGTTCGTTTCATGAATATAACATTTTAATATTAAAAAATATTGTGCAAAATAATTAAATAGATACATACTTACCAAGTTTTATCCGAATTATTTTTTGTATTCAACTAAAATATCTATATTTGCGGTGTTCAACATTCATATTCTCAAATGCAGGTCGTGAACTTGCATAATTGTGCAGGTTATTTTTATGACCTCACTTAAGATATTTAGGTGCTATCGTACCCCCGTGTGAAGTATTAATGTACTCACAGCATTTGAGAATGTGTTGAACAGCGGGAAAGGCGATAGCACTTTTTTATTTATTATGGAAACTACATTATAATGCAACTTTCAAAAATATATTTCAAAACAATAAGAGATATTTAACTTTTGGGAAATAAAAAGCCCCGAACCTTAATTGGAACGGGGCGAATCTAAAGTTATTCCGAGGATGTAAATTATCTGGGAATAACGGCGTCTCCTGATACAACAAACGGGGTAAACTTAACCTTATAATTTACAATGCCAACAGCATTAATTTTTTTTGCTTCTTTATAAAGCCTATATTTCCCGTTAATCTCTGATAATTCTGAAGATAAATTTAATTTAATATGTTTTATCTTTTTGTATGTATCTTTGTTGTTAAACCCTTCGTTAAAGAAAAAATCATTATCACCTTCCATCTCTTTCATTTGCGCTTCCGATTGCTCAACCTCTTTTTCTTCGGCAGTTTTAGGATATTTAGATAATTGAGCTTTAAGCATTGCTATTTCTTTATTTAAATCTTCAGACCTCACTTCTGCTTCAGCTTCTCGTTTTGCATAAATTTCTTTTTTATAATCCTCTTTAGTTTTTCCACCGCAAGAAGATAAGACACTTAGAATAATTAAAAAAAACAGATATTTCATAACGTTATAAGTTTATATTATGTTTGCAAAATAAATGACAACTATCCATAAATACAAGGAAATCAATATATATCTTTATCTTGAACGTAAAAAAGTTTCTTTTTCTTGCTTTTTTCAAAAATAGTTTGTATATTTGCAGTGCAAATCAATTATAAGAGTGGGCAACTCTTATGTAATCCGTAAGGGTTATTTTTATGCCCGATAAAAAGACATATTGTTATATTAAGATATAGCGCACGAACGGTGAGGTAGCAGAAATGCCCTCGATTTTAATCTTATGATTGATTTGCAGCCGTGAACGTGCGCTTTTTTTTATTATGCAAATCAATCAGAAATCGGATGCTACTGGTATCCAAGTATTCAACTCCACCATGTTTGGTGAAATTCGCACTATCATAAAAGATGATGGCGAATGTTTTTTTGTAGCAAGCGATGTCGCAAAGGCATTAGGCTACGCAGTTCCTCAAAAAGCAGTTTTAGACCACTGTAAGCACTGTTCTAAAATGGAACACCCTTATAACAAAGGAACTTACATGAATATCATACCCGAATCGGATATGTACAGACTTACCATGAAGTCCAAACTTCCAAACGCAGAATTATTTCAGGATTGGGTATGTGAGGAGGTAATTCCTGCCATCCGCAAGACCGGTGGCTACATTGCCACCCACCAAGATGACACTCCGGAGGAAATCATGGCACGTGCCCTAACTATCGCACAAGCCACTCTTTCCAAAAGAGAGGAACGCCTAAAACAGCTCGAAGCCCAAACCGAGCAGCAACAAGCTACCATCAAGATTCAGACAGAGGAAATTAAGCAAGCAGCCCCGAAAAATAGATTTTCGTTTGGTAATTTACGGAATTGTTGTATCTTTGCAGTGCTTACAGTTCGGCAAACTTTATTGCTTCGCAGAGCAGCGGTTAATTGCTCAATGGTTATTGGGCATTTTTTATGCTCAATATTTAAGGATATTAGGCGGTTGTCTATACGTAGTCATTATTGTTTTGTTCTCCGGAGCAAAGTATGTTGGACTGTAAGCAGCGTATATGGCAACCGCTTTTCCGTTGCCTATAATGACTTAAATGCTTACAGTCATGGAAAATAATTTAATCTTATCCAAAGAGAGCAGCGAAAGCGAAATCAAGCGTTATTTCAACGCAATTCTCGAATTGTCTAAATCAGATAACGAGTTTCCAATCAATCTTGATGAAGTTTGGATGTTGGTTTATCCAAGAAAAGATCATGCTGTTAGAGAATTGGTAGATAGTAGCCAGTTTATTGAAGGTGTTGATTATCAAGTTTTCCTCAAAAATGGGGAAAACCCTAAAGGTGGCAGACCGACAAATGAGTACAAGCTTACCGTTTCTTGCATGGAGTTCTTCATCGTTCGCAAAGTAAGACCAGTATTTGAGGTTTATCGCCAAGTGTTCCACAAAGTCGCAAAGCATGAATTATCCCGCAAAGAACTTGCTTTAATGGTACTTCAATCGGAAGAAGAGAAAGAACGTTTGGCTTTAGAAGTCCAACAAAAGCAAATCACTATCGAATTACAAGAGAAGGAAATCAAGCAAGCAGCCCCGAAAGTCAGCTACTACGATAACCATTTGCAATCGGTCAACACGCTTACCTCCACACAGGTGGCTAAGCAAATCGGAATGGATGCGGAGAAGCTTCACAGGAAAATGAAAGAAATTGGTATCCTTTACAAACAGTCCGGGCAATGGATATTACATGCTCCTTATTCCACTTGGGGATTACATTCTACCCGTACACAGACGTACACACGTTCTGACGGTTCGACAGGAACAAGTGTATATACAGTATGGACTACCAAAGGTGTGCGTTTCATCATTGCCCTATATGAAAATGAATGGAACGTGAAGAAAGCCATCAAGCAGATAAAGAGTGAGGTGAATCCAGCCGCCTAATCTATTACATAACTATCAGCGGTCGGTTTAAATGCCCGACAGCCACAACTATATTCCAAAATTATGATAGAGATTATATTAATATTGGTTTGTCTGTACACAGGTTACAGGCTCACACGGAAGAAAGGAGAATCGTTCTTCTACAACGATTGATTATATATAATGCTTCGACTACCAATCAGGCGAACATCTCTGTTAGGGGATGAACACCCCGGGAGCAATACGGCTCCCGGGATCTCAATGAAGGAAACGAAATTAATCTAAATGAAATTCTAAATAAAAAGCTATATGGAAACTTCAAAATATACCAATATGGACATGGTATTGCTGAGCCGTGTCGTATCACTTACAGATGATATCCTTAGAATGCACAAGGAACTCAATGAACTCAAACTTATCCTCAATGAACGGACAAAGCAGGCTGAAACAAAAAGCAAGCGAAATGTGTTCATGAAAATAGAGAAAACAGGACGATAAATATGATGAAGGGAGAGCAAAACACACTTTCCCTTTATTTATAGAATCTTAAAAATAGAACCAAATTTTGGCACTTAGTCAGAAAAATCACGGAAGTTATAATTTTACCACATGAAAAATAGAACAAAAAGGCAGCTTACTCGGCTGCCTTATCCATTTTTTCTATTACCTCCCTAAACCTGTAAAACTGATCAATGCACGGATAGTATGTAGGGTTTTCCCACTGGGCCCCGATCATCATTGTCATAGACTCAATATAGTATTTGCAGTCTACTATCTTGGAGGCTTTATCCAATTGGAGTTCATTCGGATATTTCCCAGAAACAAGCAATTGCTTTCCCCAGTTGATCAGTTCTGTTATGTTTGAAAGGCTATACTTCTCTTCCATAGTTAATTTATAATTGGATTTTCATTAAACAAAAGGACGGTTTCACAGTCCCAACCTGACAAATAAGATTGCGTCTCTCTTACTCCTTTATAGGTCAGCCAAATCCCATCATAACACTTAGCCAATTCTTCGAAATCTAATAATTTGAATGATGAAATATAACCTTTAGGAACATCAATAAGACCACTATCTAAATTGAATGATATAACACGTTCCTTAGCCACATTTATAAAATCACGACAACTATCTATAACCAAGATTCGTTCCGTGGAAATATTAAGTTCAAAGCTATTTTGGATTTTATTTAGCCATTCGTAGTCTATACAGCAGTCACGCCATTTGTACTTAGAATATACCGGTGAAGTCCATAATCCTCCGGATGCAGGTTTATAATAGGATATTTCTGAGTTTTTAATCGGAGATATCGGGTGTAGTTCTGTACTTCCACAATGCTCTACAATCATGATTATTATTGTTTATAGTAAAGACCCTTCAAATTGAATGTGAATAATAATAGTATCATATAACTTATTATACCTTTACTTCTTCTTTTTGTTGTGTGATAGCTTCTGTTATAACTTCATCGCTATAATAATATTCTTCTAAGTTATTTTCTATTTTATGAGATATCAGTATCGTTTCTTTTCTTTCATTGATATAGTTTTTCAGAAATAAAATTATTTGTTCCTCTTTAATCGTAATTAAACCTTGTGGACCTCGTTTGGGATAGATATATAAAAAAACAACTTCTTCTTTCTGCTTATGAACCAGATAAATAAGTCTAAAACCGTCTTTTTTACTCAAATTTTGTCCGCTATTAGGCACTCTGAGTTTGATGATAGTAAAATTATCCTCATTAAGTACCATATCTCGATTTATACGAATTTCATCTATTGGTTTATTTGTAAATGATTTACATATATCTTTAATAACACTACCATAGCCTTCTTTGGTCTTGTTACTAAGTTTTTTTATAGCATCTCTAAATGCTTGAATGGAATAAAATATAGGCACAATTATAAGGAATTAATTATATCCATTAAATTTCTATAATCTTTATTTTGGGGGAGGTCAACAACGAACACTTTCATATCATTCCCTATTTCTTGTAAATCATAAATACGATTTCTAAATTCTTTTAAATCAGTTTTAATTCCAGAATAAAAATTAGATTTTTTATATGTACTATATAATTGGACTAAATTAGCAACAAGTTTTTTATATATATTAATTATCTGATTATAATCTTCTTTAGTTAATTGAGAAAAATAAGAATTAAGCAGTTCATGAAGTTCAGCTATAGATTTATTTAAGCTTCGTATATCCTCTTGAAGATACAAAATCATATCTAAATAAGTGTCTATAGCTTTATCTATAGCCATTTTATTATTTGCAGATTCTGTTTGAACAGCAATAATATTATCTTTAATAACTTCAACACAGCACATTATATATCTTTTTTAGTAATACCCAATTATGTTTTTTATGCGTTTCAACGTTGCAAATATAGCAAATCAGTCAGTATCTCACACTAAATCATCACTAAATTTACCATCAAGACGATAATTTTAACTAATACCAATATGATTATCAGCTAAATCACATCTATTATCATATAGAACAGAACTAATAAGAGGAAGGTTCATAAGGGGCCGGAACTTCTTACGTGAACCGGCTCAGAAAGCGTGTAAAGGGATATATCCTATTTATACGTTTCCTGAGAGTAAAGAGAGAACCGGCAGATCAAACAATTACTGATTATTCCTAATTGTTCTTGCAACTACCGAAGCCAAAGCACTCAGGCAATTAATCCCTTCATAGTTCTCTTTACCATTATAATCCATCACTGAATTCATAAAAGAAAGATATTCAGGATAATCATCATAATCACTTCTAAATTTAAATCTCTCTTTTATAAATTCTTCATTTGCAGATATTCTTTGGTCCATATTCGCATATAAGCTGGTAGCCCGCACATTATCCATCCATTCCCGAACATCTCTTGCAAATTGGAAATATGATTTATGACTTTCAAAAACAGTACTGACAGGTGCCCATTCTTTGAGTTTCTCTTCCATTAATCCGGCATCAAATCCATCTCTAAATAAAACTCCGTCGATAAACACCTCAGTTCCATAGACTGCATGTATCATTATAAACTTACCATTGCAATCTGGCATGATATAGACTATAGAATCTCCTTCTATTGCTATTCCTACATTATAATACTTCATATTTTCTTTCTTATGTGTATTTCTCTTCCTAGCCATTGAATATGATAAAAACTGTTCCCGGAATATATCTGTACACACATAACGGAAACAGTCTGTTAAATGGCCAAACTCCTCGTAACTCTGTTTTGTTATCTTGTCCTTAATCCGAGCTTTTAATATTCCTCCATTAGTGTCTTTCTTTACATTCTCGTAATCTTGTATAGACTTCTTACATGATTCATCAATAGACACAGATATTCCATGGAAACCCTCTAATAAAGCATTCACAAACTCTCCCGACATAGCAACAGGAGGGTTCTTTTTAGGGACCATATCAACCACCCGAAAAGTTTCTTCCAACACATCTATAAATTTATCCAGAAAAGATCTCTTTTCATCATCAATAGTATTTCCGCTTCTGGTACTCGCATCTCCATGCAAATATACCACATCGTTATATCCGATTCCTTCCAGCCATGTACGTGTCAACTCGGCTGCTTTAGTTACTGTATTAAGAGGATCTTCAGCACAGATTTCATGAACTTGCCTTAACTCCAATTCTTCATTTTGCCATATTGATACACTGATATATGGGAGAACATTATTATCAACAGAAATATGCAAAGGAATTCCTTCTGTTACAGGACATATCTTCTTATGCTTACCAGAATCAAATGCATGCAAAAACTCTCCACCTGTCTTTATTTTACCCCATTCCCCAAGCGCATATATACGATAGTAATTATAATCTCTTGTCCTATCCTTATCAAAATCAGCAACCGCCTGCCGGTCATAAAATCCATATTGCCCGTCCGGACTGCCAACTACCCAAAAATTATTGAGGTAAGTTGATTGCATTATAACTGTATCCGGAGCATGAACTTCCTCAATTCCCGTTCTAGGATTTCTCAAAAGCCTTTCTGTATTTTTCCATTTTCTAGCAATCATTGAGAATTCTTTAGGAAGAATCTTCTTTGTTTCATTGTCTCTCAATATACCATACAAGTCATTTGACTCTTCTTTTAACTGCTCTTTATCAAATACATTTTTTTTAATCCAACACTCTTCCTCAATTGGATTAAACATTGAAATGATTTTCTGTCCTTTCCGGCCTCTAAGACGCTTCTTTATCTGTTTGAAATCTTCTTCTTTAAACTCTGACAATTCTTCACAGACAACATATTTATAACTCTCCAATCCTTTTATTTTCTCAGAATCATCCAATCCCTTAAATGTTATGTAGGACCCGTTAAAACAAATAATCTTATTCTCTCTAAACGAGAATAGTCTATATACTCCAAGGGACCTTACCGCCTCCTGAAAAGTCTTATAAATACTATCAGCAATAGAAGAACCTACTTTTCTAAATACAAGCGTATTATTACCCCCTGAAAGACATTCTATCAACATAGCCTGAGCTACAGAAAAAGACTTTGCCGATGAAGAACCTCCATAGAGGAAGATAAACCTTATATCATCATCTTTCATAGCTTCCCTAAGATGATGAAAATTTGGATTAAACTTTCTATAACTAATAGATACCTTTTCCATTAATCCCCCGTCCCCGTATCAATATCAAGCAACATTTGTTTTATATTAACTTCTGTCGGTTCATCATATCCCAGCATCTTGCAAATACGAGATATGCTCCAACTCTTACCATTCAACTTTAATTCAATCCCCTCCTTGGTAATTTTAACACTTTCTACTGCACGCGCCATTTCTTCAGTCCATTCGGATGAATCTTTGAATATCACCATACCATTTCTTATACTCAGGAAATCACGGATATCAGCAAATGCAATACACCGCAATTCCTCAAGTACGCGATCCTTAGTAATATTTGACTTCTTTCTTAATTCACTTTGGAGCTCCTGTATTCTGGGAGACAGCTTTGAAACCAACTTAGATGCTGCCTCCCATACAGTTTTATCACTGGAGCCTTTGCACGAATATACCTTTCTATATGCTTCAGAAGCATTACTGGTCTCAATATAAAGATTACAGAATTTTTCTTGTTTAGGTCTTAGCTTCATGTCTTTTCGTTAGTCTGAGTTATGTATAACATAATACACATTACAAATATAATTATTTTTCTCCTAATATAAAAACTAGATTAATAGATAATCTGGAATTTGTGGTACCATTTATCCGCATGTGGGAACCATCCTATCATAAACGATATCTGGCATATAGTTATTTTATATATCTTTCCTTTCATCGTTATTCCTCCTTTTCTAATTGCTTCACAATCTTGAAATAATCCTCCTCACTCAAAACCTTTTCAGCTGCATCAAGAACAGTATTATATCCGTTACAATAACCCAGGTCTGCAACTTCACTTATTATGAGTTTATTAAAATGTTGCAATTTCAATAGCCTTTTCATGCAAAGGGATTTATTATGATCTCTATTCATTTTTCTTCCTTTTATTTAAAATGATTAATAAGTTCTTCTACTGTAGCCTTGTGATAACTTCCTGAAATAATAGTGGCATGATTCCAATTTTCATCCCAAAAGAACATACTGCCTTTGGGTTCTGTGAAATAATGATCGTTACCAATAGAATCGTCATAAGAAACGCTAAGAGGGGAATCTGTTATAAACCACTGCATGTAGTTACTATCGTCCCTCAATGCGGCTATAGCCAGAAAAAGTTCCTCATTGGTTCCGCAATCACTCCTTCCTTTCTTGGTGACAGTATCTACACTATATATCACCCCATAGAGATTCCCATAAGACGTAATGATAGCTCTCCCTTCTTCGATATTTTTATGACTTCCCTTACCGTCATAATTATGTGCATCTAAAGTCGTATCACCGGAATTAAGTAGGTTATATCCCAGCTCTTCCAATTTTTTACGAAGTTCCTCCGTATTTTTTCTAATAAAACAAGACGTTGTAAATCCCATAGTTAGCCCTCCTTTCTTATCATATATGATTTAAATTAAATTAGATATTTTTCAAATAACTTTTTAAGCTCTTCATCAAAATAAAGCACGTAATAATAATTAAGACAAAAGACTTAGTGCCTCTTTAATACCTGCTTCCAATGCTTCTTCATATGTATCCCAAACTCCTCCATTGTTAGGACCATCTTTTAAGTCATTAGATATGTGTGTGCCATTATCTGCTTTAGATATTTCATATCCATAGCCGCAAGCATTATTATAAATACATATATGAACATTCTTTGTCTCTCTTAACCATTTAGCCACAATAGTTTGGGTAGGTCGAGAATAACACACTTTAGGCAAATAGTTATTTGTTCGGTATAAAGTTTTGCGCAATACACCGTTATCATCAATAACATTCTCGCAGTATTCATTAAAACCTTTTTCTTTTAGAAGCTTTGCTATTTCAAGCGTTACAAGTTCTTCGGTCATGGTTATTCCTCCTTTTTTAATTCATCTAATACTTTCTTTACAAGTTCGTAGCGTGGTAATTGCCAATCTTTCGCAATATCATCTATTTTATCATCATAATGATTGTCATAAACATACTGATTCAATCTGTCAACAAACCCATCACCGTCAAGACCTTCATCACAATCATCAAACATGTCAAGTTCATAGGCTAACTTGGAGCATACACAATGACTTACCCAATCATAAATACGACCATCATAAACATTGGACTGCCTGTTATACTTTTCTCCAACGTGTATCACCTCACCACAAAATTCACATCTATGCTCTTTACGAGCGACAGGAGTTTTATTCCTTAATACTTCTATCATTTTTATTCATTAATTCATTAATTAAAGCATCAGCACAAGCAATTGCAAACCGAGCAATGCTTATAGGTATTGTATGTTTCTCTCCTTTCTTGTAATCTGCTTCCGAACAAGCGTAACCAACTTCTGTATTGTCACTTAAAATCCCTTGCATAGCAGCTTTCGCCAATTCGTAGCGCCTCTGTTCCCAATCAATACGATCATTAACAATTTCTCCTGTTGTCTTCATCATTACCTCCTTTATTTAATCGAAATACATTACTTTCTGACCTATACACACTTTGAACCTTGAAAGACATTCACTATATTGTGTGATATGGTTAGGACTATATCTGTTAATAAAACAGCCAGTACGTTTATGGTATCTGACACAAGCGTTTTCGGGAGATTTAGCCAATACCTCTTTCTCATCGCTAAAACCAAAAAGCAAATTATCTCTGTATGATACCTTGTACACTTTCACTTGGCTTCTTATCTTTTTAAAATACTTTGCTTTCATATTTAATCTCCTTTCTCTTTAATAGGTTTTCTATTTTAGTTGGTGGTAATTTTTAATATTTTATTTATCTTCGAATCACATCTAACGGTAGGAAGGGCTGACAAATATTTAATCAGCCACTTTCTACCTTTATACTGGAAATTTGATAGCGAATATACTTTCCACATATCATCACAGTTCTTTAGTACGTCATCAGGAATATTTTCCCATGTCTTCATTTCTATAAAGGAGTCAACTAAAGAATATTCGTCATATTCTCCCCAACAGTCCTTAGTACAAAAATAAACTTCGTCACGATAACCCAGAGAGCTAAACGTAGAATCTTTACGTCTGTACTTCTTTCCTGTCTTTTTATAGGAGGCCCAATACAAGTTTGATAAATCTATATCAAATCCTTTGCGATAGAGAAGCCGGACTATCCGCTTCTCCTGTTTATTCCAAACTCTATTTATTTTAGGTGTTTTACTCATGATTAAAGATCTTTGTCTAAAGAAGGAATGGGTATCCAGAAAAGAACGCTCCCATCATATGATGTTAAACTTTTATCTGTATAAAACTTACCTCCACAGTAAAACAAAATTCGATATTTATACTCCTTACCTGTCACAAGCACCCAGCACGGATATTCAGGCAACCGCTCCTCTACACTTATCCAAGGTGATTGCTTTGACTGCCAGTCTGCTCCGGCTTCAAACGCATTTTCCACCATCATCCTATTTAAATCTAAACCCTGATAATTCTTTTCGTAATATTCTTTCTCGGCTTCTTCTATTGGCTGTTTCATAATTAGATCCTTTCTTTTTTAAAATCGGAAAGCATTGGGATCAAGCCCAATATTTTCCAAAACGATTGCATTTTATTATTTCATCTAATTTCAATTGTTTCCGACGGAACTTATTTATAGCCCGTTTCTCAAACTTTCTTTTTTTAGAACTGCAATGCTTCTTATCCATTCGACATTGGTAACAATGACATATTCCAATGCCTGTATGTGATTCTTTCATATATTTCTTATTAAGAATTTAACTTTTCATATCTAAATCCGAAACACCATTTCATCATTCTGCGTTGCAGCCAATTCATGGGTTTAAAAACAGGGATAATTGATTTGGTGTATTCATGTACTAATTGAGCGACAGCCTTTGGTTGCTCAAAGAAAAAGGATGTCTGTTTTTCGTTCATATTTATCTTGTCAGAAGGGTAATACATTTTTGGATAATCTCCCTAAATGGTTGATATATCTTCTATAAAATTTATTCTCTATCATTACTTCCATGAAGTTTTTGCCTTTTATCAGGAAATCACCATATTGCAGACGTTTTAATTTCTTCATTTCTTATTGGTTTTGAGGGTTATTTACTTTCTTCTTTGGCTGTTTCTAAAGGGCAATCTTTCGATATGGAAGATTCTACTTCATTGGCAAGGTAGGCAACTTTATTGCGACCCAAACAGACATCTTTCAATTTTCTATCAATGACTATTCTTTTGAAGTACGGACAATGTACGCAATCTTCTATTATCAATATTTTCTTCATATCTGTATAAATTTGAATTATTTCACATGGCTAATTTAGGATTGGAAAGAACCTCATTTAATCTCTTTATTCCCGCCTCGTAGTACTCTTTATCAATTTCAAAACCAATGTACTTCCGGTTAGTATTAACACAAGCGATAGCAGTTGAGCAGCTTCCAGAAAATGGGTCTAACACGACATTACCCGGAATCGTAGTCAATGCTAATAGGCGTTCTATTAGCCGGACAGGCTTCTGAGTGGGATGTACCCTATTGTATCTATCGTGTACTTGCCTGATTATACTTTGCTCAGAATTACCATCTATGACCATTTTTATCATAGCTTTGTTTATTTCACTGTTCCGAGTAGAATTACCAGAAACTGTAATACTTCCATTCTGTCTTATGGCGCGTGTATACACGTCTCCCGTTTCAATATACGATATTATGTCATTAAGTCCTTTTTCAGAATGGATTGCGCTGCATAATCTTTTCATATCTCTTAAGACTTTATCATAGTCGTATTTATTCATTTCCAAATACGGTATTTTCACCTTATTTATAGTTCCTTTGCCAATAGTGTGTATAGAAATTAGTTCGTGTTTTCTCTGCAATGGAGTAACAGGACTTGAACTATAGATTTTATCCCAGACGATTTCCTCTTTAAAAGAAAAACCTAAATTCGCAATAATTGTATTCCAGCGATAAAACGAGGTCCCTCTACCAAACAAAACAATAAATCCATTAGGCTTTAAAAGCCTTTTAAATTCAGAAAAAATAAACTCTTCATCGAATGGAATATCTAATTTCTGATTATTAAGGTACAAATACGGTGGGTCTGTTAATACGCAATCAATGCTTTTGTCAGGAAGGCTTTCTAATGCTTTCTGACAGTCTATGTTATATATCTTATCTAATTCCATTTTATTCCTTTCTGTTTTGATTTGAATTAATTTACATTGATAATTTAGGTTCGGAAAGGGCTTCATTCAAACGCTTCATGCCCAAATCATAATATTCTGGTTCAATCTCGAAAGCTATGTATTTCCTGCTTGTATTAATACAAGCAACGGCAGTAGAGCAACTTCCTGCAAATGTATCTAAGACTACATCGCCAGGTTTTGTTGTAAGCGCCAATAGTCGTTCAAGTAACCGTACAGGCTTTTGTGTTGGGTGTATCTGTCCAAGATGGGTGCGATTTTCTTCTATTATAGATTGTTCTCGTACTCCATTCAACATGGACTCTACAACGTATGTATTAATATGTCTTTTTAAATATGGAGAAGAAAATGATGTTGCATAACCTACGTGACCAACACCATCGGAATAAGTTCCGGTTTCATTTTTCTTCTTTAGATTCTCAACGATTTTGTGAAATTGAGGGCCTTTATTTAAAGCTGTTCCTAACCTCTTTAGCTCTTCGGTTATCTTATCCAAGCTAAATGCTTTTGCTTCCCCATAATTAATTATAGATTTGTTGATTGAACCACTAATCGTATGAATAGAAATAGTTTCATGCACTCTGGCGAGAGGAAGTACAGGAGAAGATGTTCGTCTTTTGTCCCAAATAACCTCTTCTTTAAATGTAAATCCCTGTTCGGAAAGAATCATATTCCACCGATAAAAGACGTTCCTCTTCCAAATAAAACCACAAATCCAGTAGGTTTTAGAACACGTTTAAATTCGGAGAACAAACGCTCTTCATCAAATGGACGATCCAATTTCTGACCCTTTAAATATAGATATGGTGGGTCGGTTAATATGCAATCTATACTTACATCAGGAATGCGTTTAATTCCTTCCAGACAGTCTTCGTTATATATCTTATTTAATTCAATTTTATTCATTTCTATTTAGTTTTACTTTATTTCTCTGGTTCAACTCTAACTCCGGCAACCCACAATAACCAACCGCATTCAACTGAAAAATCAACCCAATCAGTCCTTAGTGGATTCCTCCTGATTACAAGGTATGGGAGAATGTTTATACATCCTTGCCAACCCGCATATCTTGTATAAATTTTCCTTTTTAGGAAATGTAAATGTTTAGACTCTTTATATTCCATACTATATTGTGTTGAATTAAACAAATCCTAATAGTTTGTGGTATTTTTCCAATACTTCAACTAATTTACTTTCCTCTATTTCATCCAGACTTTTCCGAATGCAGAACTCTTCATCGGAACACTCATAGAATAATTCTCGAATTTCCTTTACCATCTCCCAGCATTGCTGACGTTGTTCCATAGCCCTCTGATGGAGAGAATAGGCATTTTTTATCTCTTGTTCCATATCAGGCAAAAGGAGCTTAATAAGTTCGTCATACTCGCATTTATATAGGTGGATTGAAACTCCGTCTGCTATATCAATGTCAATACTTTTATAAGACAAATCATTGTTTCTTATTTTCATGTCTATTCTGTTATGATTCTGATAAATATTTTATTAGACTCTCTTTGTCCTTAAAAAGCCTTTTATCCCATTGGGGATAATTGTTTCTTGGCACGCTAAAACCATCAGATAGCTTATAAACCATAGAGAAACTCCTATCCATATGAGATATTTCAATAGTTATTTTACTTACAGTGGAATGACAGATATTGTCTCCACTTAGATAGCATACATTATCACCTACATTAAATTTTGTATCTATATTCATGTCTATACTAATTTGAATTATTCTTCGTCATCGAAATCTTCATGATGCAAATTATATCCGGCTAAAATAGCCTTTTTCAACTCTTCCCGAAGATCGCAGTTTTCAGATCCTAACGAAAGCATCCGGTCAGCTATTTCGTATGCACGTTCTTCCAAAGTTTTTTCACCGACTTTAGAGTATTGGATGGCCATGCGTGTATTGTATTTCTCGCCTTCGAAAGCCATAATTTGACTTAAAACTACTTCGGCAGCGTTCATCCGAATAGCATCTTCTGATAGTTTTATAAGAACAAACTGCATTAATCTAACCAGGCTTTTACCTCCTTCGTCCGATACATTTTTTTAAAAACTTGCAGATTACTTTATCTTCTTCTTTTGTTAATTTCATATTAGTTCCTTTCTTATTTGTCTTGATGGTTATTTATTCTCAAAAACATGTGCAAATACACACTTTTCATCAGACAGCTGTAAGCCGAGTTGAGACGGATACCGTTTGATATAATTATAAAACTCGAACATTTTCCTGTCATCATCGCCGCAGCGATCTATTAACAGCTTAATGAAGGCAAGAAGACAATCGGAGTCATTTCCGAAGTTTTCCTGTGTGGATAATTGCGTTTTGTCAACATCAAGTTTCAATTTACGAATTGCTGCTATCGCAGTGTTGAAGTTGCGTTTTGCATCATGACGCAATTCATAGCCTTGTTTTCCCATTTCACTTCTCAAATCGTATAGAAGCGTTTCCACGACGTCAGTCAACACGTAGGTTAGGTTGAGCGTCGTATTAAGATTTGTTGTTCCTACTAACATGATTTATTTATTTCTTAAGCTTATAAAGCCTCGTTTAACCAACTCTATCAGATCCGACATATTTTCTTCACTTATTTCTGCCTGAGTCTCACCATTTACAGATATATAGTGAGGAATGCCAAATCGATCACGGATTCTCTTACGGATAACAGGAGTAGACTTGTTCTCCCAGTAAATTGTAACTACCATATCTAAAATGGATTATCATCCTCTACACCAGATTGTTTGCCTCCTAATAATGGGACATAATCAAGATTATAAAAGCAAGTCGTAGCGGCATTGAACCCACATATGAACCGTAGAAGTCCAATATTTCGTCCTTTAGCAATATCTATCATAGCCGTCCCTTTGGTATCTACATTAGAAAAATCGTTCGGATAGGATTTATTGTTAACCTCAGGCCGATAGATCAAAATGACAACATCGGCAGCTTCCGCTATTTGTCCGCTGTCACGAAGTCGCCCCAATGTAGGAACCGGATTCATTGTATCCCTATTCAACTGAGAAAGGGCTATAATCCAAATGTCAAGTTCTTTAGCTAAGTTCTTTAATCGCCTAGCCACATCCCCCATCTGTTGTTCTTTATTAGCTCCCTTCATATTCACATTCAAGATCTGAAGATAATCGATAATAGCACCGTCTATTCCAAACTTCAATTTCATATATCGGATAGATGAAATGATAGTATCAATATTAGAAGTGCTTCTATCATCAAAGTATATTCCCTTTCCCGACATTTTACCTACTCCAACATCTATCGCTTGTATCTGTGAATCAGTCAAACGTGAATACATGATTTGATTAGCCGGAACCCCACTTTCCATAGAGAGAATACGAGCCGTTATTTGCTCCTTTTTCATCTCCATTGAATACATAGCTATCTTAGCGCCCAAAGACGCTGCATTTCGCATAATAGACACCGCAAAAGATGTTTTACCTTGGCTTGTCTCCCCTGCAATAATTATCAAGTCTGATTTTTGCAATCCGCCTGACTTTGAATCAATTTTTTCAAATCCAGTAGGAATACCCGTTAATTGTCTATTCCCTAAAAGATTATCATTTATCATGCCATATACACTTTCAAGTCCATCGTTAATGGTTGAAATAGTAGTGCTACTTGATTTGAAAAGCGATGCAAGTTCATTACTCACCGAATTAGAGACATCGAGAATATCCTCTGCTTCTGAATAAGAGTTTGATACAAGATACTGTCCTATATCCCAAAATTTACGTCTTATCGCCAGATCGTGCAGCCGTGCTGCATACTGGTATAAATCAAAAGTACAGTTAGAAGCAATTCGCATATACTCCATAAGGTCAAACTTCACCCCATTAGCAATAAGTTTATTCTTGACCGCTACCACATCAGGCCGACTGCCAGACGATGCCACTTGAAGGATAGCTTCGTATATCTGAAGATGGAATGGATTATAGAAAGAATCCTTGGATAATAACTCCCTCACTTCTTCAAGCGCATTGCGTTCAGTGATAATAGTACCTAAGACAATCTTCTCAGAATCTTCATCTCGTAGTTGCACATTAATTTCCATATTCTTTTTTTGCCCAGTTTAATACAGTCCTGTAAAGGTTAGTATATCGTTTACGTAGATCCTTTCGATTCTCTATCTGCTCGATGATGTCAGCAATCTGTTTACCCGTATATTTCTCTTTGAGTTTTAGAAACTCCGCTTCCGTGATTTGGGAAGAGAAGTTTTTAGCATTGCTGCAATAAGGAGCGTTCCGTTTTAGCCAGTCATTGAATTTTAGAAAATCAGGATTTGAAGAAGCGGATGAAGAAGCTTTGGCTTCTTTCTTATCTCCGTTAGGAGATTCTTTCTTATCTTCCTTTTCCTCTTCCTTTTCCTCCGTAGTGTTCACGTCGTTATCACGTAGTGTTGACGTAGTGTTCACATCGTTATCATTTAAAGCCTTACTAATCAATTCTTTTACTATACCCTTACCGATATAAGACTTATCGTATCTCTTATCAAGGACTTGATGACTACGGAATGTGCGGATAAAGTAGTAGCTTTCTTCTGCGTGAATAATAGGTAATAACATCCGGGCATCCACTAAGGCATCTATCCACTTTTTTATTTCAGATACTCGTAAATTTTCATCGTAAGGGAATATTTGAGACTTGAGTAATGCAGCATTACCTTTGATAACTCCGAAATCATCAGCAAAATTCCAACAACCAATAAAGAAAAGACGGCATGGAATTGGTAGTTTACCTATCTTTTCATCTTCCCAAAATTCAGGTTTGATTGTTCTTATTCGTGCCATACAAACATTTTATTAGGTAATACAGATTATATTCTCCACTTTGGGGACACTTTGGAATATGCTCAATGTCCTTAATTATTCAGCATCAACTATTTTTTCGTCCCTAAATACCCAAAACCAATTTTCGGTAATAGCTATCAGTAAGTCAGCTTTAGTTTCGCTTCTTAATCCCATTGCATAACCTCTTTGGCACGCTCCTGCATTTTTAGCGCGGGTTAATAGGTCTTCTTTCAGTTCTTCGAATGTTTTCATCGTATATTCATGTTAATTAGTAAAATGGGAGGATAAGGGTGGACTCGAACCACCAATCAGCATTATTTACGAGCAGACCCCTGATTTACGGGCAGCACTACATTTGTTTTTCGAGGTGTAACATGCCTCTTTACAATACCATTCTGTCACTTATCCATGTTTGCCCGCCATATCTTCACAGACTGAGCAGGCAGGTTAACAAAGTTATACTTCGATGATTACGATGTCCGGTGCAATCTGTCTGATTTGCTTCAGTTGTTCGTCAATCACCTTATTCTTGTATTCTTCAATGGCTTCATTTGCACCAGCGGACACAAGAGAAAGAGATACATCACGACCGTCCACATCAGCGTAAATCTCAACTTCTATCTCTTCGTTGGCAAAACCTTTGAAAAGAGGAATGTTTAGTTTGAAAGATTTTGGAAGGTTGGAATCAACCACCTGTGAGTAATTATCCACTTTGCTTCCGTTTTCTTCTTTACTACGCTCAATGTCTTGGTTTACCTTTGCTTTGAAGCTCTTCAAAGTAGAAACAAGCATCATGTTCTGCGACTTGTCAGTAAAGAAAGCTCGGTGCATCTTCAAAAACTGTGACAATTTGATAGGTTCCCAATTCTTATCTGTATTGATGCCGAACTCCAGCATTTCTTTTGAAGGCTGCAAAATGCCGTTGATTTCTGTCTGATAGTAGCTGGTTTCATCAATCGTCAGAGCCAGCCCCATCTTATCACGGTTTACGATAATGTTCGTCTCTTTCTGATTAATCAGTTCGACACGTTTCTCTAACCATCTGAAAGGTGCGTCTATTGTTCCATTGATAACCACTCTTTCCGGTTCTTTCGGGTCAAGTGCTACGGGTGCTTTACCTTCTCTTAACACTACTTCGATAGGTTTGCCGTTATAATCTTTCGGCACAACCAAGTTGATTTTGTTTTCGCTCATGATTCTGTTCCTGTTTTACGATTAATATTAAAAATAGTTCTTTGCATTTCCTGCGGCATGATAGGACGGGAATAAACCAGCTCACCAAGTTTGTTGTAATACCCGGCCATTTTTTCTTCATGATAGAGAATCTTCACACACTCTTCATTTTCAACATATTCAGAGCCTTTCTTTATGTTTTCAAGAAGTTCCTGTTTTTTTTTCATTTAAAGGCTTTAATTCAGCCTTAAATGCTTCCATAGCTTCTTTTTTCTCTATCTCAATATCATTGATTTTGATTGAGGTTTCAGCAAGAGATTCTTTCTTTTGTGCTAATTCATCCGGTGTAAACCGATGTGTATAGCCAATCTCTTCCACTGCATCGGCATTGTCCTGTAGGAACTGCCATCTTTCCTTTTCGGGGATTTCTTGACCTAAAAATTTATCCATTATTTTTCATTTTAGAAATTAGTTCTTCTTTCATCCTCAGCATATTAGCTATGCCTTTCATTCGGGATTGAGCAGCAAGATACATCTGTTTGTATTTGCCAGCATCCTTCAAAGCACGCTCATACTTCGCTGTCTTTTCATCAGAAAATCTACCGGCACTATCACGGTTGTATATCTTGATTGACTTTATCTCATTTCCGAATAAATCTTCCATAGCTAAATAAACTCTTTGTTACGTTCAATTTCTTGCTGGGCGTATATCAGCATTTGATGTTCATTTGCAGCCGGCAGATAGATACCTGCCACCGACGCGCTCCAATTACGGAAACGGTCAATACTCAGGGTCATTTCGCCCGTTGTCAGCTCTGCTGTACTGCGCAAATAGGTTACTTCCTTCCCCTTCTTGTTGACCGTCTTACGTTCAAACAAATCACGGTTGCAAGTCCTCTTATAGAAGTCAATTTTGGCTTCGTCAAGGCTACAACCGTACTCACTGCCGAAATACCCTAAAAGAAGATGCAAGTAGCTGTTTTGGGCAAGCGTGCGGTTAGGAAGTTTCTTTTTCACTTCCACCACCGCACGTTCACTAAACAGCTTGTTTACATACTCCTTGAATTTGGGTATCTGATATTCATTCTTCAAATCGAACAACATATACTAAAAAGGTAAATCGTCCTTTGCATTACCATTCGCATCAACTGGTGGCGGAAAGTTCTGCGGTTGCTGATAAGTCGGCTGTGGTGCTGGTTGTTGTACCGATGCAGTCTGTGGGGATTGTGATACACCGCCACGCGCTTCTATTTTATAACACCGGATGGACACCATACGTTTAAGCTCCCCGTCCTGAGTAGACCAGGAACGGCCCTGTAGTACAAATGACACTGTAACAACATCACCGGTTTTAAAGCGGTCCAGTTCGGTGCATTTATCGCCCGAAAACTCCAAAGGAAGTATATTCTCATACTCGCTGCGCTCCTTGGTATAAGGGTCATAAGTGGTTGCATCCAACAGAAACTCCCGTTTGGTAAATGTAGATCCACTTTTTGTGGATTGGATTTGGACGGTATTGCTGATAGATAAAATACGTCCGGTTACTTGATTCGCCATAATCTATTTGGTATAAAAATCTTTAATTTGTTGAAATATCATTCCTCTTTCTTTAATATATTCTATAGTTTGTTCATCTTTCGATATTCTCACTTTCGTAAAATCATCTTCTGATATTTTTCTATGAATATTCTCTTCATCCTTATAAGAATTAACGCAGAGAAATGTAAGAGTACATGAATTTAAATCTGAGCAATACAATTGCTCTTGTACTTGATTGTAGTATGATTTATGCTTTTTCTTGACATATTCAAGTAATTTGGCGTTATCCCCTTTTATAGGCTGTATGTTATCGACATAATCGTTTAGGTAAACAGTCTTCAACTCAATGAAATCATTCAATTTTCCTTCTTTTATCTCTGCAAAATCAAGAGAAGCCTTGAATACATCCATTTCTTTGCAATGAACGACATATTGGGGGAAATACCACATAGGCAAGAAAGCAAGAAATCTTTCCTCTAATATAGCACCGGTTCTAAGAGCGTCTATAGGACTGCATTTGGCATTATAATAAGGTTTTTCACCACTTACAAAACGCTGCATAAGAGAGATGTGAGATTTCGTATTCTTGCCTGATAATAATGCATGAATATCTCCACTTCCTATATACATTGTTTCTATCATACAATACCTCTCTTTCTCATACCATCATAAATCATTTCAATCTCTTTTGCATCAAGTTCCTCAATAGATCCTTTGTTGAACCGCTGAAGAAAACTGATGCATTTGTTATTGTCAGATAAAAGGAAATTGCTCACTATAACTCTTTTTTCATCAAGTGTTTTCATCGTAAGCATCTCCTTTGATTTTACTTCATCCGGATCTTCACCCGTTGCTATCTTATATGCGTTTAGCAAAGCATATTTTCTTGCATAAGTAGAAGCCTTGCCAAACCCCTTATCCCCGCTGTCAAGCCCACGCCCAAAACTTTCAACCTCTATATATTCCTCTGGTTTATCAAGATTGATGATCCTTACAGTCATCTTAACGATATCAGCATAAGTTATAGATTCTATATTTTCTTTTTTTATAGTTCTTATCACCTCTGATTTAATCAATTCTTGCTTAACCGGAATACTTATTATACCGTACTTCGTTTCGGCATCTTTCACACAAAGAGTAACATCTATATCCTGGACAGCCTTATAGGCATAACTACCGGTACCAACAGTCATATTTTTTTCGATGTTCTTCACCTCGTTGGAAACAGCCTGTATCTTTTGATATAAATTTAATTCGTCCATAACCATATGAATTAAAAGATAATTATAATTGTTTTCATCCTTTTATAAGAGTAGTATTATGCGTATCGGCTCAATCCTTGAACTTCACAAAGAGCATCATAATCCATACCACTGTCTTCAACCACAACAGACCTTGAAAGGATGGTTTCATAAGTCGCAATTTCTTCTTTTATCACCTCGATAATATCAGCCTTACAATCTACGTTGTAAACTCTACAGGCTGTTGCTTCATCCATGCTATCGGCTGCAAATAGGTCTTTACGAAGAGCATTTAAGCCCTGTTCTAATTCAAATTGTGTCATAATATCTATACGTTAATATACTTATTCATTTGTATTGTACATAAAGCTTGCTTTATTTCCGCTTTCGAATAATAGATAGGAGAATTTCGGCCGGAACCTTTTCGTTTACCCTTGATCAACCCCACATCCTCCATTTGCCGTATAAGCTCGGTATCCAAATTCATATTGACAAACCATCTGGCCACTTCTCTCCTACTGATGCTATCTTTTGTCGGTTCATAGCATTTCACCGCATTCATATACCCTACTTGCACCATATCAGATATTATATTCTTCAATTGGTATAAATCCAGCGTCACTTTCATTGGTATATTATATAAAAATTAAACATCATGGTAAGAAAAATGCCTGCATCACGCCTGATGCAGGACTTGATAATCTAAATCTAAAATTCTAAATAAATAAACTACCCTCGCGAGCGTGGACGGTACAGGATTCGAACCTGTCTTTCTGATATGCAGCGTTTCACCTAGAATACTTACCGCCCTGTCAGCCGCAAAACTGACATCGAGTTAAAAACGATTCACAATGTTCACCTTCACAGGCTACTTAACACGCAAAGTCTTAAAGGAACTTGGCGTATATTTACTTTTCTCTTTTTACACATATAATAAATTTGTCCCTTTCGACACACGTTTTACACAAGAAGCCCTCTTCAATGTGCTCAATATTATAGTCATAGACTCTGTTCTTAACAGATCTGCTCTTAGAGATATGGAACTTTTCTACATCCCCAACTTTCATGTTATTGATCGTTTTACTGATCGGTTTGTCTTTTGAAGGTATCATTTCTGTATTATTAATTTTCTCCTTATTACTTAATCGAGTCATAATATTCTTTATTTTCTTGATATTTCATTGCTATTTGCTTATCACTTGCTTTGCCTCCTAAATCATTCTTTATCGCTTCATATTGCTTTTCAGTAAGAGAGTACACTATCTCTTCCGCATATTCAAAACTTCCGGCATATCCCAATAATACTATTATTGCCGACACGCATAGCGCTGCTTTACTTATTTTATTCATAGTTATTATATATGATTTTAAATTACTATAAGGGTTGAGGGATAAGCAGGATTCGAACCTGCACAAGTATCGTCTGCTTTCTCGCTTTCGTCCGTATATTGGTTATCCTACGATTCTTAAACTACTCAACCTGTTACTAACAGCACCGGTCTTGATGACATCCATTCTTATGTACACTTGGAACTTCCGTTCATTTAGTCTTAGCTCCCTATGACCATTTTATCCCTTGGTGGTGGTTGTTCGGAATTTCCGAATAACCATCTATTTAAATTGTTTCCTTCAACGCAACAATACGTTTCTTCGCCCGAATTTTACGGGAAGGAAATCCGCCTACTGACGCGAGGCGATCTCGTATATCTTGTTAAGCGTGTGTAGCCGCCCCCAACACTACATACTTTATACCGATTCATATAGGACTGTATCGGACGCTTTACATTAGTTCATAAATCTGTGCTGATTATTATTTTTCATCGTGAAAGGCTTCCCATTACCTACAAGCAGCGCATTACGCTCACGATTATCATGCCGGGTACTCCATCGTACTGTTTCCCCTCGGGCAGTTGCATGATTGCCCCATTGTACGGTACCGTGCATCTTCACACGGAGATGTCCAACATGTCTGCATCCGGAATGTAGAGTTCCGCTCACTAAAAAAGGAGAAGCTGTAAACTGATGCAAGAGCGCTATCAAAATCTACCAAGTTCCTTTAAGACTTGTCCCCCAGAATTGATTTTTCAAATTTCTTTTGTATATTTGGAAATCGGTACTGAGATACTGACTTTGATGATGCAAAGATAGTATACTTTTATATACCATAAAACAAATAGGTATACTTTTGTATACCTATAAACATTATTTAACTAATACGTTCATTTATGATTGATTTTAGAACACCAGAAAATGTAGATGAATCTTATCCAACAGTCATATCTGCAATAGAAAAAGATAAGATTATGGAGGCTTTAATAACTAAAGCAAATGGGAGGGAGAAGGTCACACTTGAATATAAAGAAATAAAAGACTTGAAAATTAGCAAGGATCAGTTTAAAATGGTTATTAGACAATTTAAGAATATAGGACTAATTGAAAATAAAGGAGGCTATGGGGATACATATACGCTAAACGCAGAGCTTCATGATATGTATAGAATAGGTGCTTTTCATATGCAAGAAGAAGCTTTTAAAAATGATCTAAAGAAACTATCAGAGGGATTAAAGACTTTAAAAACAAAGGAAAGCCCTTCCTTGGCCAACAAAATAGATACATATTTATCTATAATAGAAAAAATATTATCTATAGCTACAAAATTTACTCCTGGAGGTATTATATCAGAAACAGTGAGTGAATTTATAAAGAAAGGCGAATAGGCTTTTTATATAGATTGCATAAATTTACATATATACAAAACATAGGATATGCTTTTTCAATATTTTTTATATATCTATTTCGTATCATTTTATCTATAAATAAGGTGTTTATATGTAGATTAGTTCTAACAAAATTTAGTAATTTAAAATAGAATGGATATTTACGAGTTTCATACATCATCATTATTTTATGATAATTTCTACACGAAATTAGAGTCATAAATTCAATGTAATAGAAATATAGTAATTGAATATATGTAGGATTCATGCTAATGTGTTATTAATGATAATTATAATCTTAGCACAAAGATAGTATACTTTTGTACACTACCAACAAAAACCATAAAAAATATATATTATGAATGTTAAAGAAAGATTTTACGAGACAATGAATGCTTTAAATCTAACAGATTATAGAGTTTATACAGATATAGAAGAAATTACCAAAGGAATGATGGTTAAACTCAGAAAGGGATTAACTAATGAAGTTTCAACTAAAATATTAGTTCCTTTCTTAAAAGCTTACCCACAAGTAAATGCCAACTATATCATCACTGGTCGAGGTAGCATATTTATTTCTACTGAGGAGTTACCCGAATCTAACCGTATCACCAGTAAAACCACTTACGAAAAGTTACTGGAAGAATACACCCGTCAAACTGAAGAATTACTGTCTCAAAGAGACAAGGAAATTAGAGTCCTTCAATTAGAGAATGCCCGCCTCAAAGCAGAAGCAGCCACAAAAGAAGCTGTATAATTTCATCATATTTATTCAAAACAAAACAAATTATATCTTTATCTGAAACCTCCTAAGAATAAATCATACTTTTTATGCTGAGAAACATACATTCCTCCTCAAACTTTCATTTTTCGAAAGTGTTTATATAAAACGATTCTCAAGATATAAATAACAAATTAAAATCCTTAAGCT